TCATGGGAGCAACTCTTTGTATTCCTCCTTAGCGTCGAAGCAAGGACACATCTTCGTCCACTCTTCTGGTTCCACGATGCCGTCACCATCAAGATCTGGGCTAGTATCACGGTGTCCTAGTACCTCCTTAATATCAGGGTACTGCTTAATCAGTTTAGCTATCAGTTCGCGCAATGCTTCCTTCTGTTCCGGCGTTCTGGTGTCGGCCGCCTTACCGTGTGCATCCAATCCACCAACATAGCAGATACCGATACTATGCTTATTGTACGATACTCCGGAAAATCCCTTAGAATTACAGTGGGCGCCGTCGATGGTCAGACTGCGACCAACTTCTACCGTACCGTCTAATCTTACCACATAATTATACCCGATACACTGGAAACCACGAGCCACGTGCATCTGATTAATCTCTTTTCTACCTATATCCTGTCCTGCACGTGTGGCCGAACAGTGAACTACGATCGCATCTATCTTATTCATTTCTTTTCCTCCTCTTTTGTTACTTCTTCGATTATTTCCCCAGCTGTAGCATATTTCTTCTTGATGTATCCAACCAGCAGCCTCTTAATGGAAATCTTATTCTTAATTCCATGTATGGCACATATATGCTCCATGATACTATCAAACTCGAAAACAATAGCCAGCCCTAACCCGCACATGGAGCTAATTGTATAGGAACAAATACCGACCGGCTGGAGAATAGCAATACCCAGCATGAACCCCAACACCAGATACGAATTATACTCGATGAACTTGCACATCGTCCGCCGTCCGGCCCTGCTGAACCGGAAATCCTCACCACGTTTTACCACGCTGTCGATGATACCCAGAACGAAATCCGCTACGATCATCACGACAATGAAAGCCAGCATCCATCGGAGTTCGAACACTACCCCTTTTATCTCTCCTACGAATGAGTAAGCCCCAGCAACTAGCAGCTGCGGGGCTATGATGGTAACTAGGTTCTGCATTATTCCTTATCTACTTTCTTACCCAACAACTTGGCCAGCCATTCGCTTGTTACCACAGACACAATTCCGGTCGATGCCAATGCTACGAATAACGAGTCAATTACCACTATCCAAATGCTTGCATCTTCCGGAGGAAAGCCGAGATTCATCCACCAAGAGAAGAAGGTAACCACTACGCCGACAACAGCCGTCACCCACATCGATACCCATTTGTTCATCGGATTAGATAACCTCGAAGCGATAAATCCTACTACAGCAGGAACCACGATAGTAACAAGTCCGGTAAAGCTGGCAAATCCGGTCAGGAACTCCGGAACAGAAGGTTCTACACTAACGGAAGTTTCCGCGAAAACACTCACCACGCACATCAACAGTGCCGCACACATGAAAACGAATCTTTTCATTTTACTAAGGTTTTAAAATTAAACAAAAAAAGCCCTTAGATAGTACATCTATGTATACTACCTAAGGGCTTTGACAAATATAATTATTATATCATAACCCTAACTATTTTTGAAAAATCTAAACGAGTATAATATTGGTATATTTACTTGATTTCTACCTATTTTCTACTTTTTTTCTGCTACCTTAATTTTACTACAAAAAATTGTTACATGATGAGGCTGAAAAAATTACCTTATTATTCCGTTTCCGATGTACCGCACTCAAATCACGCATTATCGTCGATGAAAGTACTTCTGAATAAATCTCCGTCGTCTTAACTGAAGTGTGACCGAGCAGCTTCTGAACGGTGGTTATCGGTACTCCCTGATGGATGAGTAAGGTAGCACAAGTATGCCGGGCCGTGTGGTACGTTACGTGCTTCTTGATGTGAGCCATGCCGGTGATGATGGCTAATACCTTGTTCACCTCAGAATTACTTCCAAGGTTCGCAAATTCGGTTATTTCGTATCTGTCCAGGATAGCCAGAGCCTTCCCCTCGAATAACAGATGCAGTGGAAGGCGTAGTTCAATGCTCGTCTTAACCGACTTGAAGTGAAGCCACCTCTTACCATTTACCTTGATAAAATTAGACTGCTTGAGCTGGCAGAAGTCAGAGAAACGCAAACCGACATAGCAACAGAACAGGAAAGCATCCAGCACGTGACGCAATTTCTTATCGCTAATCTCGATTTTCTCCAGCTTCTTTAATTCATCCGGTGTCAAGAACTCATGCCTTCCCTTTTCCTGCTTGATTTTGAATTTCCTGAATGGATAAGCGTCTGCATGAATATATCCCTGGTTAATGGCTTCGTTGACTAACGTTCTGAGCTGACGTAGATGCTTTGCCACGGTATTTATTCCGTTGCCTTTTTCCCTAAGATACACCTCGAAATCCTTCAGAAACGTATAAGTAATATCTTTAAAATCCAATCCTGGACGGAACTCCTGCAATACGGTTATGGTGGTATACAGATTCTCCTTTGTACTCTCTCTCCTATCAGAATGTGTAACGTATTCTTTCGCAAAAACAGGAAATGTTACATTAACCGGACGGTTCTTCTTCATCGCGTCCTTCAGGAGTGATAGCGTTGCCGGAACTCCACGTTTCCATAGAGCCAATTCTATTCCCTGAAGGTGTAGAACAAACTCGAACAACATAGAATTTAGATCATCAGCTTGCGGATGAACAATAACCTGAGAAATCCGCTTATCCCAGTGTTCTGGCTTGAGATATATGTTTGTTTTGAAATATACTTTACGTTGGTTCAATGATGCTTCGACTTGTACGAGTGCTGTTCCTTGCTTGTTCAGTTGTTTCTTGCGGTTGTAGACAAGCCGGTATTTTATCTTATCCATTTTTAGAACGAAGATAGGGATAAAAAATGTAGTAAATAAAAACATATTCAAAATTTATATAATACAATTAGTATTATATTTGTATTTTACAATATTATTTTTTATAAGCGCATGATAATAAAAATAACACCAGTAAAAGGTAATCCTATTGTCATTAATTTTGATTGGGTTATTTCCATGTTTCGTTCTGATGATGGAAGAATTTTATACTTACAAATGGGTAATAGCATTATGTCTAATTTGGGAATAGTTACACCTACAATTGAAATTACTGGAGTGTGGAAGCTAAGTGCCGAATGGATGGAAAAAGACATTGTAGAAGGGGTTAAAAATAATGTAAGATTTATAGAATTTACCAAAGGAAGAGTTGCCTCTTATCGAACCAAGTATTATGAACCATTCTAAGATATTTTATATGTGGGAGGACCATTGCCCAAATCCGATTTAGACAAAGATGGTTTAATGACTAAAGGACGTTCATATTATACATATACAGGCTTAATGACTACATCAGATCCTTATTTTAACGACTTAAATAACATCTATAAGTATACAGAACGAGGATTATCAATATTCAGATGTAATGGTGACATTAGCAATTTACCGGTTCAAGAGGCTGGACTTTTAGAGCATATTCAACGTGACGATAAAAACAACTCATTAGGATCACAATTTATAGTTCAAACATATTATTCAGCTGCTGGCACTACTTTTCGTAGGTATGGAAATGGAAATAATGTAAACAATACTATAAATTATAAAGAATGGGAACAAATATTATAGGAGGCTATTTACAGCCTCCTAAGATAGAATGATAGGTGTAAGCCCATCTATGCTCATATCAGACATTTCTTCATATTTAATATTGTCTTTATTTGTTGTACCGACTAGTCTTATGGTTGAATTATTAGAAGGTGTAATTATATAGACGGATGAACTGTCATAATAAAATTTATATTCTATACGTTCATCAGGTGCATTATTGTAGGCTCCCTTTTCTATATTTACTTGTTGATTAGCATGTTTTATGATCAAATGTACAAACTCCTCAAATACAGAGCGCCCTACGAACTCCAAGATTGTTTCAACGTATTTATCTCTACTTATAATTCTAACTTTTTTATTCGGAGGTAGAGTGTGAGCTGTCGATGTTTTGTAGATGTTTGCACTCATTAAACCTTTTTGAGAAGGTGATGCTACTGGTAGCAGTTCTCCCACAACTGATATTATCTCAGGATTTTGTATCGCGTCTTTTAATGATTTTTTCTGTATCATAATAATTTGATTAAGCGTTAAACGAAATTGATTTTGAAGTTAAATTGGCTTTAGTCGTAAGAGTTGTTCGGTCGTAAAAGCTTGATATGTCAAAGTCATGAACATTTTTCACGTAGAATGTACCAGACTGACAACGTATACTTTCTATTATCCCACACGAATACCTACGAACTTTGAACATAAGGTTAACATGCCTGAGCTTACCAATCGTAATCGTATTGATAACATACTTCTCACTGCCTACCCATATTTCTCCCAAATTTCCAATATTAAGAACAGCTGGTCCGTTGGAAGCGTTCTGTATTGTAAATTCCATATAGTCCCAGTTAGGCAAACACGAATCCCTGTCTTCGGGAACATAGGCAAGCACACGCCCCCATTGAGGACTACCGCTCCATTCACCTGTGAGAGCGACAAAATTAGACGTAAGCGGAACTGCTACCCGACTTGTTCCTAACTCCACAGAACCTACTCCCACAGAACGAGAAGCAAACATATTTGACCTCCAGAAAAAAGCTTCCCCTGTTTTCCAATTCAAACAAATATTCGGGCGAAAAGCATTTTCCGGATTCATCGGATCGGCCGCATTGAAATCCTTATAATTGGTTACATCATCGTTATTGGTATCTTTCCCATATTCCGATATCGTATACTGGTCATAGAATATGGCCTGTCCGATTTTAGCGAATTGGATCAATGCAAGTTCAATCTCAATCGCATTGAAGTGTTCAAACGGAAGCCATGTAGCATTTTCCCCGTTCTTGGCATAATCTTCTGCAGGTGTCATTCCCTGCTCAGTCCCCAGCCATGTTCCGACCTTGTTCATTACGTACCTGACCGCATCCTGTGATGTATTAGGCTGGAATACGACATAAGGAGCCACATTAGCCGAACACGTATATCTCATAGTAGAAGAATATATACCAGCCGGATAAGGAAGCCTGGTCACTGGCTTAACACGATAATTAACCTCTGTTCTTTTTTCTGCAATCATAATATTATTCTTCTGTTGTTATTACTACTGCAACATTACCTGAAGCCTGCTCACACATAGCCTCTGTCACGGTTCCGCTGTATGATGCAACCTTAGCAGTGTCCGGATTAAGGATATTGCCAGCGCTATCCGTGAACACGAAAAAGAACTTCATATTCTTGTATTTTGTCGTGCTGCCTCTCTTTACAAGAATAGGCGTATAAGTAACACTTCCACCGGAACCCTGCTCGATAGTTTCATTTTCCGGATTGGGGTTCGGTAAGATATCGAACGGATCACTGGCATCTATAACCGTCTGGACATCCATGCCGATAAGATAGCCATTTTGGAATACTTCTACCTTGAACTGTCCGGTAGTATCAACCATATCATTTGTGACGGTTAATGTTTGCTGTGTCTGTCCGTCCAATAGAACCCATGATCCAGACTGTAATGTGTACCATTTATAAGTCTGGCCTGCGTTTAACTGGTCGCTCCCAATCCACGCTACTGCCTTAAGGACACACGAATCTCCCTTATCAGTGAGAGTAAAGAACTTGTTGTCACCTGCCATGATGGTAACACGCTTACTGTTACCTACTCCGACCGTTATCGGTATGTTATACACTGCCTGTACCTTGTCGGAGGTGTTACCTACAGAAATCGTGGCTTCAGCCTTGATGTTACATGCTGCACCTCCGGATGCTTTGACAAGGTTTTTCCTGATTTTCAAAGCAAAATAGTTCTGTACTCCAGCCTGATAAGGAACACTCTGGAAGTGTCCTGTTTCTCCTCCTAAGCTATTCGTTGAAATCTTGTCGCTACCAAACGTTAGCTCAGTGTCATTGAAGTACCATTTCACCGAGCTAGGAACGACCAGTCCGGCAACAACCAATGAACTTGTAATTATGTAGCTTATCATAGGTGTAATTGTAGTAAAGTCTGGGGAAATATTAGTCGGGTTTTCTGCTGTACCCTGATATTCCTGGTACAAGTCGCCCATGTTGGATTGCAGGAAAGGCATGTATACACTACCCTTGCGCAGGAACACGACCTGCCGTACTGAACTAGCCTCACTCATTGTTGCCTCCTTCCTCGTTAAGTGCTGTAGGTGTATCTGGGAACTCAGGTAAAATTGTCGGTTTGTCATCCCGATATTCATCCGGAGTAGTTACTTCTACTGGATTCTCCATACCATCTGTTTCCAAGCGGGCGGACTGAGGAGTCAATGCCACACCACCCACACGAGCTGCTCTGTCAAATATCGTATCACCTTCGATGCAATTTAAATCAGACTGCCACAACAGCACATTGCCGTCTGCCGTCATGTTACGGATAGATGTTAGTCCCATCTTATCTGCTACCTGTTTTGTTACTTTCACATAGTATGCCATAGTTGTATAATTTTTTAATTGTTGATTCTGTCAAAAAGTACATTGCCGTCAGCGTCCTGCAAAACGGAGCCGTCCGTATCATCTACAAGTATAGCTTGCGGGCCCCTATCCAGCACTTCTAATTCAAGCATCATCCCTGGAATGAACGTAATCGTAGGTTTGATTCCTTCAGCTTGCTTGCTGTAACTCTGTGAATAGGGCGATTTTACTTTCCATACAAACCGGAACCATTCTTCCGGATCAGATACGACACCCATTCCGTCCATCACAAACGCTTCCAATTTCAATTTCTCCGTTCCTCCGGCAACTTGTGTTGGTGCTCCTTTCCAGTCGACTTCCACTTCCGGTATGCGGCGCCGGATGGTGGTTGTTGCCGTGGGAGCATCGTCAGGAGGAGCAGAAGGTAAACTGCCATCTGCCGAATATCCCAGCTTGCAGACATAAGTCTGCTCTTCCCCAATATAATCCTGATTAATCGTTAAAGTATTATGGTCTATTGCTTCAACTTCCCAGTCATTGTCACCGTTGCCATCCGTAATTTCTTCCAGACTGCCTTCATTCATACGATACCAGAAGAATTTACACTTCTGCTTGTCTGATGCGATATCAGCATTTCCGTAAAATACAGATGCTGTAATCTTACGCGTCAACGGATTGCGTAACGGATTCCATACAACCGTAGCAGGGCTATCGAGTTTCAGGACTGGCGTTGGAAGCGTAGCGTCTGAAACCGGAATTACCGTACTCAAGCGGAACATATATACCTGACTGGTACGGGTATCGACATACTCAGCGTAAAATTCAAAGGCAAGAGGAGAAGAAACAGAGGAATTTCTTTTTACCTTAATCTGTCCTTTATTATCTCCTTCTGTCGTTATCTCGTAATCAGTATTATCCGAATTTATCAATGTTCTCTGGGTACCGATAATCTGATACCATTTCATGTTAGTAAGAGATGCGTTCACCGGACCGCTCTTCAGATAAGAATCCGGATCGGTTGCATTACATCGCGGAAACAGTACAAGAGGCGTCAGTGTATAGTCAGGAGTATATTCCTTTACATCGCTGCTGTATATCTGCCGGTCTGGAACACTACCAACAACCTCTATACTTCCGCTAATCTGGAGAGGTGTGTAGTTCACATCCAATCTCTTTGTCTTACTTTTTATTCCCATATTAAAATGTTATTGTTTGTTCTGCTATTTCTGTCTGCTGACCGTCACGAAGTAAGGCTGTTGCTTTAAAAGAACACACTCCCTTACGGGTAAAGTCAATACCCAAATCATCGACCGTCAATGTAAGAGTCTTGCCTGCATCAGCTCTCTTGATAGCCCAGGCGTTATCTTCACTCACGTTACCCGTATCTCGTGTCCATGACACATCCGTATCGAGTATGTGTTCAGTCACATCACGGTTGTAAAGCTGTCCGGTTACAGTTAAAGTCGTAAATACAACTCCTTCCTGAAGCTGAGTTGCATCGAAAGCCCAACCGTTTTCGCTTTCAATGTCAATAGAAAATGCCGGATTTCCTTCAATCATCGCCCAGCCTGTACTTGCATAGCGAGGTTCGTCCGTCGTACCGGTGACAAGGCATTTCCAGCGACATCCGTAATGCCATACCGTATCAACCGTTTCTTTGCCAGCAGTATAAGGATTATCGCTCTGAGCAACCTCCAGCGACCAGAACCCACGGTCGTTAAGCTGTACGACAACCACTCCCTGATAGTTAATTCGCATCAAGTCCTGAATGGCTATACCACGGCAATATACATAGCTATGCTGGTAATTGATAGGGAGGTTATCGAACAGTTCCAGCCTCTTCAGTTTCCCGATAATGATGCTGTAATTAGATTCCTCGAGTATAGGTTTCGTAACACCGTCAAGCATGCAGATACAGCCTTCATAGCTGGATATATACCAGAATCCCTGCCGTTCTTCATCAACAGCATTTCCTCGACGGGTAATTACCATGCCGGAAGCAGGAGGATAGTTCTTACCACCCGGCACCTCTTCATCCGGATAGAGCACTACGTTAATCTTATTCTCTGCCTGCATCACATTCAGCACACGGAACCAGCTGTCATAATACTCTCCTGTAGAGTTCAGATTATTCACTGAGCCATAACTTACGTCCTGTTCCTTGAATGCCGTAATATCATTATCCCAGCGACGACGAAGATACAGGTCATAAGTGCCGTCTTCGAGCTGCTCAATTCGTTCGATTGTACCAGATTCAGAATAAGTGACGTTCCCTTCCTGCGCAAACCAGCGATTGTAGATAAGTTCCTTCACAATCATTGCGCTACGTACCTCTAGCTTTTCAAACTGTCCACGCCCATCAGGATATATACCGGCACCCTTACCGGCTGTCAAAGAGTCAATAAAATTGCCGAACTTCAGAAGGAAATTGGTAGCATCTGACTGATCTTTTCTCAGGAACAATTTTTTCAAGCTTTCCGTATTTTTCGATATTTCATACAAAGTACGAACGGCAGAAAAAACATTACTGTCAGAAGGCAATATGTCATCATTTTTCCCGATTATCTCAAGATAGATACCATACCCACGAATAAATTCCCTGAGAGCATCAAGAGATACCTTCCTTCCTTTATTCAACTCAATCATATCTTCGGAATCGAGGACATCCGTATTAGCCAGCTGGTCAATGGTCAGGCTGTCCTTCTTCAAAAAAGATACAACTGAATCAATTATTTCCTGTTTTTCTAAATCCGTCATAGTATCAGCAATCTATTATCATATTGTCGCATATTGTTATCCTGAACCCTTCTAATCTTCAGCATATTCTCGGACTCAGTATAATCAACAAATTGAATCTCTCTAAGAATCTGGTTAAAGACATAGCTTCTTACATCATCAATAACCTGATTGATTTCAGGAACATTAGATTCAGACCTGATATATCTTTTCCCGTTAAAGTATACATAGGTGCAGCTAAGAATCCTATTCAAATGTTCTCCATACCATATTGGACACCCGATATTGCCTCCAAGAGTGAATATTTTCATCGTATAATGTCTTGAATATATCTCAGAAAGGTCATTCTCAGAATTAGTGAACTGCTCGTTGTCGACACCGAAACTCCAGTTACTGTCCTTGAACCCGCCATGTACACGCCAGTCGAAGAACATCTGCTGTTCCGATACCCAGAAGATTACATCCTGACGATCCTTATTGTCCTTGCTGGAATACTGTATAAGAGTAGTATTCTTCAACACAGACTCATCTGACGTAATCCTGAAAGGCTCGGAGTTAGAACCATTAACATTAACCATGTAATACCCATCCTCCAGTCCGGTAATGACGTAATAATACAGCTTATCACTGTCGTTCATCGACCACACATTCCACTCAATATCCATCTCTGAATTATCGCACACGGAGATAATCTTCCCTGTAATCGCACGTGATTCCGCTCTTACTATCACCTCAATAAGAATCTGGTCAGTCGGAGCAAATACCTGCGTATAGCGGCTTTTGCAACCTGACACATCAGAAGACGGCGAAAAAAACAGCGGGGTAAATGGGCTAACTATATACATATTCAATCTGTTTCTATCAGTTCATATTCATAGGCATTCTCACAGGCAGTACTGTAATCAAGATTACCCAGGCAGCCAGTATACATCTTTCCGTCCCACTCTATCTGTACAAGAGTTTCGTTCCACTCTTCAGGAAACAGATAGTTGTCTGTCTGAAAGGTAAGACTTCCAGGACCCAGCAATGGAGAATCCAGCTTTATATTCTCGGTAACCTTCTTACCGTCCAGCGAGATATCAGAGTTTCCGGTCGTTGAGGCGAATTTCAGTTCTCCAGTCAGCGATGCAAGATACCTTTTATTTGCCTCTACCATGTAAATTGGAGCATATCCGGCATTGAATACAGTATCGGAATAAGAGCCTTCAACGGAGATTTCCCTGTCAATAATATATACAGAATCCTCAAGGTGACACATGACAGCGAATATCTGCTCGTCAGAATCTGAACTACTTGTTTCCTCACCTCTCTTGCCGACAAGCTCCTCGAATCCGTAACAATCAGCCCTATATGGAGAAATCAAAGAGAGCTGCTTGTCTGAGATTAAGATTCCTGTCGTATAATTCACTGAAAAATTGAATTCATCCTTTCCGTTATTTCCCAGGTCATAGTCCTGCTTACTGTACCCTATCTGAACAGACGAATATATTCTGTCAGAAGCAACCGAATACTCTATCTCGGAAATAGACCTGATAACCTTTACATTACCTCTACCGAACACTTCATTGCGATGCTTGAAAACAACGAATGGAACCTTATTGCTGCTTCCACTGCTTTTTACAGTACATTCCACAAGGGATTGCCCTATTACAATATAGCTTTTCTGCCCATACTGGTATATATACTCAGGTCTGGCTGCATTGTTCTTATTATAGGTAGAATATCCGGCAAATGCACTATAATACAATCCTTCAGATAAATAATAAAACCGTCTGTCCCGACGGACATATATTATGTTGTCTGTTGACACGCTTCCATTATATACACCTGAATCCTTGCTTACAAGATTGACTATACCGCCAAACTGAAGTATTCCGCTATAATCGCTATCAGATACCTCACCATGAATATATTCGTTAAGACTGGCAAACCAGCGTCTTATCCCATCGTCTATTTCCTTCATTTCAAGGGTTGCTGTATACAGGATATTATTCCCCTTGTTGCAATAGTATCTGTCAGTGCGAACTTTGTAAAAAGCCATATCCTCAGTCTGATAATCCTCATTAGCGTCAAATGATGCTCTCCATGCTGGCTCCTGCACTCCAGGTACAACCGTAGCCTTCAGGAACACACCATCTGTATTCGAGAAATAGGGCAACAACGTAGTTTCCTCGGCATCATCCATATTCTTGTAATCGACAAAACCGCCAAAGTCGACAGTATTACTTTCTATGTCATTATATTCAGCGCTGAACAGAACTCTGTTCTCGATTACATAGATATAGCCAAATACAGATTCCATCCACTCACAGAAGTCTGAGAAGGATGATGTTATCTTAGCACTCTGAAAGTTGCGGATACTTTCCGCAGCAACAAGGACGGAATGTTTCAATCTTGTATTATCAGTTTCAACTCCAGCTTCATTCACGGTATCCTTAATATCGGCATACAGTCCTTCCTTCCCGTTCATTGAATCAAGCAGGCGCTGGAGGAATGTTACAGGTTCCACAACATCGATATTAACTGGTTCCCCACGGTCGTTCCAGCTAAGACTTACGTTAATGTAATCAAATCGTATCTCATAGCCTTGCAGATTATGTGAGCCCTGAGGATCAAGAATAGCAATCTGGAGCTTTTCACCTGATTTAAGCACTCCACTCCATTTCAAGGAATCCCACTTGTCGGTAGCATTATCTGATGCGTTTGCAAGCCGGATCAGGCTACCATCAGAAGATATCTTGTACAAGTAAGTATAATAATTTCTGAATCCGCTGAACGTGCGGGCTGATATTACTATATTGATGAGGCTGTTATCAGACAGACATTCAAGGAACCATGAGGAAGTACAAGTATTTTCAGGAACATTTACATCTGCCCATTGCCCTTTTATATGAACCTCTTTCTGGTCCTGTACAAGAAAGCTGTTGCTTTCACTTTCACTTTCGGAACTGATATATACAGGAGGAATAAGCCACCAGTCAAGTTCTTCCAGCATTATGGTTTGATATGTGCTGCCTTCACCCTGCTGGCCGGTAACAGTAAGTGTTTCCTCATTACGTATGCTGACACCATCATACTTCAATGTCTTGGAAGACAGCTCTTCTACGGAATAGTCATACTTAGTTGATTTGTTGGCTTTGATAACGGCAGCAGCAGAATTATCAAGACAACCAATTTCTGCCCTGTATGAGTCGTATTTGAAGCTCGAGAAATCAAGAGGGCACTCGAATATTTTTGTAAATGTCCAGTCGTTTTCTATTGAAAATACAGCGAACGAAGCCAAAGAGGATAAATAATTCTGCTCGTACAGACTGATGATTTTTTCCCTTGCCTCACCAGTCAATTCGAGAGTGCTTCCACACTTTCTCACAACTCCTCCCAAGTCAACACGGCTGTACGTCATCTTAATGTCCTTTATGTTGGCAAGCATATCAGACACATCAATACACCCGTCACTCCCAACAGTAACAGTTTCTTCTCCTAATTGTAGATAATATCTGCCTAACATACCCTATTTCCCTTTTAGGCAAATATATCTAAAAGGCTTTATTAACGGATTTAATCAAAAAATCTTGAAATGAAGCCAACAACACAATCACAACATAATCAATGAATTGAGAGGAATTTTGCAGAACACAAATTAATATCCGGCAAAATTCCTCAATTATATTACATTACAGAACCAATAAAAGATTTTCAATCTTGAAGCATCTCATATCTCCCTTGTCAACATCATAATAGGCAAAAGTCTTATAGGATGGCTTGGTGATTCTTTTACTTGCAGTAGAGCTATAATTCATTATTGTACCGGTTGCGACTCTAATAGAACCGTCAACCTTACGATATATAAACTGTACCATTCCTTTACGCATTCTCTTGTAAAGAAAATATACCTGCCATGCCATTTTCAGGGATTCACTCCATGTTTTTTTGCATGATATACGAATCTGATGCGCATATTTCATCACTCTTGCACGAAAATTAGTTTTTGTTTCCATATTGCAATTTTATATTGGTTTGACTTATAGTTTTTTATTATACTATAAAGATAGCCCATAATATCAAGAAAAGCAAACTAAATCTTCGCCATTTTATCTGATTTCCAACGCTTTACGCAAAAGACTTCGAGCGAATGAGATACGACTTCTTACCGTTCCGACAGGTATGGAGTGTATTACACTAATTTCTTCATAACTATAACCCTCAGAATACATTCTAACACAATCTACCGCACATGATTTTTTTTTGCATAGTTCAATTATGCGCTTTATCTCATCCGTATATACATTCTGATAAGTATCATAATAAGATGATGCATGCTGAACGTTATCGACAGACACAAATCCAATCAAATGGTTATGGTTATATAAGGTAATATAAGTATTCAGTAATATCACGCTACACCATGACCTGAATGGTCTGGATTCGTCATAATTCTCGCACAAAAGAATCTTGCAGACAACCTCTCCTGCCAGGTCTTCCGCGTCCATAATATTATGACAATAACGACGAGCCTGTGAAAGTATCCATTCGTAATTCTCGGCAACTATATCATTCATTCCCATTTTTACCGACAATCTTCATAGTGAATAACTTTCCGGAACTATTTGCACTGCTTTTTTTCTGTTTTTCCGCAATACTTCTTAGTGAGGTAATAAGAAAATCTGGATCAGTAGATATCCTTGTGAGGGATTCGATAATAAGTTCGCACTTGAGGTCAATTCCCTCCAATAGTTTGTACAAGTCTTTTTTTTCCATGCTGTAAATGATTAGTGATTTTACTCGATTACTAATCGGCATGAAAATAATTCGATAATGCCATAAAAAAAGCCTTACCATTATAGTAAGGCTTTGATTCTATTGTCTTCTTATCAGTTTTCGTCTAATTTCATTGTCAGCCTGCCGAACCATATTCGCATAAATTCCGGCAGAGATAATGTTGATATCAATATTCATTTTGAAATACGTCATTATAAATGCAATCTCTGTATCATAAGATTCACGTACATTATTCGGTCTGGAATTTTGATTGTTCTCCAATCTGTCATCATGTTTTTTTTGCATATACAGACACTCGGCTATATGCCTGTCAATCTTACTTCCAACCTTTTCGGCATCAACGTTACCATATCCCATATCCTTCATGGAATGAATTACAAAATCTACATCTCCAAGTGACAATAATGCCTTGCACATTCTCAAAGCAAGCAGACGTGATTTTATTTTGACCTCTTCTTCCCTATCCATTAGATAAGATTCTACACCAGAAGGATTAACTATTTTCCTATAGTCGTATATAAGGTCCGATGCCTTTTTCTTGAGATCTGACGATGAAAGCTCCTCTCCTTGCAACAATACGGAATAATTACCGCACAGCAGTTCGATAAAGTTCTTCAACGATATTTCACTTATATTCTCAATCATAGTCTGTTACTCTTATATATCTGATACTGCATATTATTATAATCTCTGTGTTGCTGCTTCATTATTTTACCAATGTCACTTCTGATACCACGCATTTCTCTCTTCAAATCAGAATAGTCATTATTCACTATCACAGGAGTGTTACCGGAAGAGGCCATAGGGGTTATATTTCCTCCAACATCATTCCAGTTGAACATATCAACATCCGGGTATACTTCAGCTCCACGAGGCAGATCCACCAAAGTAGGAGTATCTGGAGTAATCCACGACTGGCTACCATATATAACGACTTCCTGCTTGCCTCCATCTCCGACAATTGCCAAACCTCCGATGTGTCCGCCATCTTTTGTTCCTTCCTTATATGCAGGAATCGGAGTAGCAGCGATGGTAGCAACCTGAACTGCACCCATAGCAGCAACTACACCAGCCATAATAGCACCAAGAATAGGACCAAGTTGCCATGCCTCCATTATACCACGTGCCGTTGCTATACCGGTCTGTGCAATCTGTACTGCCTTATCCCACTTCGCCTGCTTCTGCTGCAATTCAACTTTTTTCTTTTCCAGTTCCTCATTCTTTTTGGAGGTTTTGTCCTCAGCAGCCCTCTTTCTCGCTTCGGCTTCTTCCTCAGATATTGCACCACTCTCAGCAAGAGCTTCGATCCTTTCAATATCCGCATTGTATGCATCTTCATTAGCATCCTGCTCTTTCTCGATCTTGTCAATATCACCTTCATAGAGAGTCGACATGAGATTACCTATATTACTGATTGCATCACCTGCGACATCCATCCAGCGCTGGGCATTCTTCATTCTTTTCTTGTATGAATTTTCTTCTTCATCCTGGACACGCTTTATCGCAGCAATCTCAGCATCCGCTTCAGCACTCGCCAAATCAGCTTTAGCTTTCTGGAGTTGTTCGGCAAGCTTTTCACGGTCCTCCTGGCTGAGGTTCTCAACAGAAAGCTGTTTTTCAATCGAATCAACAGCAGCCTTAGCAGTATCAATAGAATACCGTTCAGTTATATCAGCCTTCTTTTTCTCGTATTCCTCATCCGAAATGAGCTTCTTGGCATGCATCTTTTCCAGTTCCTTCAGGTCAGAATTATATTGTGCATTTCTAATAACCTGCTCGGCAGCAGCAGACTTGGAAATTTCATCAGCAGAATCAGACGCATATTCCTCATATATCTTACGTCTTTCAGCCAGGTACTTCTGCTCGATGAGGCTCACGTCAGCACCGTTACTTTCCGCCGACTTAATTTCTTCCTGTTTCTGTTTGTCAAGGATTTCAAGGCGGATGGACATTTCTTCATCACTACCTTCCTTAACAGAAGCAAGGCGATTCTGTAGGTCAATACTTGCACGATTCTTCTCATACTCCTCTGAAGCCTTCGACAAAGCGTTGTTCATCTCTTCCTGCAAGGACGTCCTCAAAGCAACTTCTGCAGACGAATTCCCTTTTACAGCATCAATCTTTTGCTGGTATCCGTTACGGATTGTAGCCAGTTCTTTCTCGATACCGTCTTTCATCAAGGCAATACGTGATTCTTGCAAGGATTTTTCAGCTTCAAGTCTGGCTGTCTTTTCATCAGCAGTTTCGGTACTAACTGTTTTAGTCTTTAATGTAGGGTCCTGATAGCTTTGTAAGAGGTCAACCTGCTTGTTAAGACTTGAATATCCACGTAGTGCAGACATTCTAGCCTCCCACGATGATTCAATATCCGCATTTATCTGGCTATTGGTTCGGTCAATTCCCAATCCCTGCCTCCAAAAACTTGCGTTCTGATATTCCTCATAATATTTTGCATTCAAGTCTACTGCTTCCTTAAGATTCTGCTCCTCATCTTTCAATGATTTTTTAAGGGTATCCAATCTTTCCTCTTTTGCCTTTTTAAAAGCCTCATTTCTTTTCAATCCTTGCTTTACATATTCATCAGCTTTAGTATTGATTATATCATATTGTTTCTGCACATCCAATGAACCTGAACGTTCACCATCAGTACGAGCAGCAGATTCTTCTCTTGCCGATTTTTCCTCTATACTTTCCCAGCCTTGACGCACCCATTTGATAAGATCTGCATTCATGGATGCAATAGAGGCCTTAACTCTTGCAGCCATACTTTCGAATGCACCACCGGTGGCATCAAACAGTAAAGATAATTCGGTAGACAGTCTTTTCTGGCTTTCTATCATATCTTCCTGTGCCTGTCCTAATTCTCCAGTTTCATCTTTTACATCACTAAGGTTTGTCTTGATGTCTTTCAGAGTTCGGATATACTGGAGTCCTGCATCCTCACCAGGTCCACCGAAGATATCAGCCAATGCAGTACCGACAACAGACGCACTATCTGGTAACTCATTCAATCGTTCCGATACCATCTGTATAATGTCGAACGTGGTTTTCTGACCTGTTCTCAACTGTTCCTGAACCTTGTCGGCGGATATGCCGATTCCTTCAAGTGCAGCAGCAGTAGCAGCAGTCATTTCACGAATACGCAAGTTACCTTCCTTGATAACATCCACACCCTTGTCAGAATATATACCTGATTTGGCAGCCTGAGCAGTTATGGCAATGAATGTTTCGGCACTTATTCCGGCTTCCTTGAAGTATGCAGGATACTCCCTAAGGGTATCCAGAAACTCTCCGTTTGCATCGGCACCGGCAATGAATCCGTCCTGAATTAGTTTCAGGGATTCTTCAGCGGAGATACCGAACTGCTTAGAAACTGCATTGGCACCAATCAATACCTCCTTGAAGTCCTTACTATAGAAGTCTGCAATCGTTTGCACTTCCGTGCGATAAGCCTTTAGATCCTCTCCAGACTTCTCTGTAAACTGCTGTGTCAGTCTGGTAGCTTCTACCAACCCCTTATTGTAGTTTACCCACCAGCCTATTCCGGCACCGGCAGCCCCGACTGCACCAAGCCCTAACAACCACTTATTCTGGAATATCTTGCCAATTCCGGACAACCCTTCAAACATGCTTCCTGCATTACCAAGAGATTGAAGGGAATCGCCAAAGCTTCCGGCTACAATACCAAAACTTCCCATGGAGTCATTGAGGTGGTTCAATTCCATCCAGGCAGCTTTGACTTCCTCCTTATAGTTACCGATAGTCATCTTCTGTTGAGTATAACGGTCACTGTTATGCTTTACATAGTCCGTATTAACACCTATAGTAGCATTCAGCTTACCCAACGTGTTTTTATAATCTTCGTCAGTATCACGTACCATCTTAACAGCCTGACGCAATCTCTTATTTGCTTCATTGGCTTCATCAATACTATGTACCTCCTTGTCTGCCAGCACAAGTGCTTCCTTAATTGTCCGAATGCGATCTTCTTCCGTCATGGTAGCAGACTTTCTGGTAGTGTTCGCAGCTTTCTGAGCTTTGTTCATGGCTTCCTCAGCCTTAGCAGCCTGCTGCATTGCCTTGGACGCTTCAGCAGAAGCCTTTGATAATTCCTTAACCTCTTTGGTACTCAGCTTTTCAGCGTCTGCCTTCTGTTTGATTTTTTTCATCAACTGTTCTGCAATCTCTGCCTGCCGGCCGAATGCTTCAGTCAATTTATCAGATGCAGAGGATACGTTCTTAGCTTGAGTATTGTATATAGTCTGTAACTTGTCGATATCTCCCTTAACATGAACATCAATTGTAAGTCCCTTGATAAGTTCTGAGGCAGCTTCCTTGTAAGTCTGTCTGACACCTGAGATAGTGCTGTCAAGTTCCTGCAACTTCTTCAATGATTCCTCGTCAACGAAGTCCTTTAATTTAAATTCTCCCATTACAAATAGTGTTTATATTCTACAATAACGCCATCCACTTTTGTACCTTCCTTATCAAAAGAGTAGGTACCGTCACTCTTCTTGTATACAACGTACACACATCCGTCCAGCATGGCAGCCTTCTTGGCCAGCATTGCAACGTGATCATATTCCGACATGATTTTTTTATTCTCGCAACCGCATCCCATCATTTATACCCACATTTTTTTACAAACCGTTTCAAATAAGGCTCGAGTAATTGAAGCACAACATACTCCCTTGCATCTTTACCCAGCATCAGAATGTCCTTACCATATTTCCTTACTATGTCCGGACCGTCTACGAATCCTACAGTATCAATCGTAAGAGTGTCACCTGCAACAGAAGCACGGATACTCTCATGGAATGGACCGGTGATATACAGATTAGGTACATCAACAGGTCTTGGAGGGAGATTAAGCCTCGGGCTGGCTATCGGAGGAGTTATCTTCTTCTTCCATGCTATATACCCGTCAGGATTGTTATGCCATACTGATGTAGTTTCATGAAAATACGGATCATCAGAATATCCCGGTCTAAGACTGTTGGTATTACCGTCAAGACCGGAATAGAGCTGTTCCCTTACAAGATCTGCAACTTCTATCCTATTTTCCTGCAGGCAATCCATACATGACTTTTCGAATCCGGATGCGATTCTGTGTATCGCATTCTCCAGTCTATCAAAATCAGCCATATAATTAAAATTAAAGCCGGACTTTCGCCCGGCTTGATAGGTCAATAACTACTCAGCAGCCTTCCCCTGATTATCGGGCTTGCCGCAAATCTTATCATACACATCAGACAGGACTTTCTTGCGGTCTGACTCCTTCTTGTCCTGCCAGATTACGGAAAGATGCTTTTCGATGAATTTTTCCTTCGTCAATTTCTTGACCTGTTCATCGACGAATGTCACATTATCAATTCTCATGCTTTAACCAATTTTACAACTTTCACGCATTCAACCCACTTGATGTCATTCTCATAGAGTACTGAAGGAGATTTCATACCGATCTCACCTTCACCGGCTACAACCGTTATCAGTTCGTTTTCATAGGATGCAGATGTAGCACCGTCCATAACTGTCGCTGCCGCTTCTGCGATAGCATTGCCGAGGTCTGGCGTTCTGTCGTATCCTCCAATAGTTTCCACGACCTGATACTTACCAGTTTCCTTTTCAACAAGCATGACTTCAGTAAGTCCCTTAACAGCATTTGTCGGATTGAAGTCTAATTTGTAATAGTCAAAGTTCATCTGGCTGTCTTCAGCATCCATATGACACAGATTAACAGTCATAGTAGACTTGGAACTACTGGTAGAAAATGGAGTAGAACTAGGATATACAGTAGACATTGGAATACCAGCAAGTATGCCAGTACCATCATTATATCCGATTAACATATTATTATCATCCCAGTAATATGCATCCCACTCCTTACCAGCACATTTCAATAACTGGGCATTCAGCATCTCATCAAACCTCAGTAAAGTGAATGTATCTGTCTGAGCATTAAGGCCGTTATACTGATTCGGACCATATCCTACAGCGCTTGTCTGTACTTCACCTCCACCCTTGGCATATTCGCACACAGGAGATATAGGATATATTCTATTCGGACGATCAGCATGACACAACTCTGCCATTTTCTCGGCAGTCAGATCCTCAGGAAGTTTAATTCCATGCTCAACAAGAATGATTCCCTTAACCTTGCCCCAATCAATCTTACATGCAGATCCTCCAGTATTCATCTGAGATGATTCACAACTTCTTGTTTTCATTTATCTACAACTTTGATTTTTAATTATTAATTCCATAGAGCGAATATTGATGGCATCAATAGGCTCGCTCACTTCCTCTCCGGATTCCGTATAGGCTCCGTATCTGCCATAAGAATAGTTTTCGGAATAATCATGCGGAATAATATTGTCATATTCAATATCAAACCGTACATCATTTCTAATTACCTCAATCAGTCTGTCATATATTGGCCTTAGAATATTGATGAATGAAGCGCATAGACGTCGTTCATTACTCCAGCACTTTGTTGACGAACATGCTATAAGGATATTCAGTGAAACCTTGGAATAATAGTCCGGACTATCTCTTTTTTCTGTAACCGGACAGAACAGGACGATAAGCGGGAACTTACGCTCTGAAGTTGAAGGGACCTTGCTGTATTCATCCAGTTTGTCCTTAACATACTGGGCTGAACCGAATATGTAGTTAAGTTCCGGATTCTTAACTTCCTCGAACCTGTCATTCTCGATGTCAGCAGGCATTACTATGGTAAGGTTCCTACTCATTTCCTTTACTACATCTCCAATAATTTCAACGATACCTTTCATAGATTGAACTGATTAATCTTATTCAACATGTTGGTCTGGGTAACAAGATCAATCGGGCAATTACCCTCTCGCGCCCACTTGATGAACTTTACATTTTCTGAAACCATTCTGTTCCAAGCAACAACCTGTGCATTCATAGGTGAAATGTACTCATTAGCACACTTCAGCCGGACATTGCCAGTTATCGTAGCTTCCGATGAGGAATCACGAAGTATGTGGAACAGCACGTAATCAGCGAATGGCTCTTTCAGCTTGTTGCATACGATTTCATACTTAGACGGTTCAGTATCTTCATTCTTTTCATCATCAGACATATCAAGGTAATCCATTGCATAACCTGCTTCCTTTTCACCAAGCATGGCTTCAAGGAAAACAGGCTGCAACTCCTTGATATATGCTTCTATATGACCGTTTACAGCCATAGAATCAGCACCGGCTGTCTTTGAATTTGAAGCATTCTGAATATGACGGCTCCCTGAAACAAAATATGACGCATCTATCAGCATGATTATTTCTTTTTAGATTTAGCGGTACTCTCGCTTTCCTTGGTATCATAAGGTATTGTTTCCTTATTGTCCGTTACCCCAGGATCTGCATTAAGACATAATGCCATTTCTTCAGATTGCTTCTGTAATCCGGCAATCTGCTCTTCAAGTTGTCTTATTTTTTCATCTTTCTCAGTGATAGTCTGAGTCTGCTCGGCAATCTTAGCATCCTTCTCTCCAATAGTAGTATTAAGACGTCCAATTTCACCATCCTTTTCAGAGATAATAGCATTCAGCTCATTCTCCTTCTCCTTAATCTTCTGTTCCGATTCTACTTGGGTAATGTAACCACTTTCTGAAGGAGTAGTAATAAAAACTACTCCTCTTTTAATACGGATACTCTGTTCTCTGATTACATTTTCCAGATGCTTCGGATCTCCTTTTAAGATATACTCATCCATAAGCACTATTCTTTAGTAATAGCCTCTTTCAATGCAGCCAAATCACCATAAGCAAATGCCCATGGCATGTACACAGGGAAGATAACTTCTTCCTGGGCAATCAAAACTATTTCATTCTTCAACTTGCTTTCGACATCATCAGCCCATTCAAGAGTAAGAGAAGTGTAGTCTATCATGTTGGCTGCAATGTTAAAGTCACCAATCAGGTACTTACCCGGCTGGATGCTGCTGGTTTCAATAATAGGACGTCCTGCAATATGTTTCACACCGTTAACGGTAGTGATTATTCCAAGATTGCGCCCTGTCGTATCCTTCTCAGCCTCCATAGAATTAACAGTGATAGGATTCAGCGCGATAGCATTGGGGGTATACTGTGCGTAAGTCATCACTGCAAATCCTGTTTTAACGACATCAAGAGAATTGGGCACTTCAACTGACTTAAAAGCTCCATTACTTACCTTGAATGTCATTGATGATGCAGATGTTTCCTCAGTATAAGCTACACCTTTTAAAAGAATCTGACGGTCATTAATCTTTACCAACTGATTAGCGCTGTTAAGTGCAGTCAGACCTGTAGCACCAGTAAACGTAATAGTCATACCATCAAGGATAAGATCTTGAGGATTGGTAAATTCAATGATTGTATCCTTGCTTGAGTTGTAACCTGATACAGACTTAACAGAGCCTGCATTTCCGCTGACTACAGTATCACTGATGATTTTCTCTACCGACGTTACTCCTGTATGGTTCACAATACCCAACAGATTTTCTCCTGTTCCGTCTCCGAAAAGGATATTCCAGTCTTCAGCCATAAACACAGCCTCAGGCAGCATTTTAAGAATAAATGAACGGATATAGACGCGGCTTTTCAGCATTCTCTTTGACAGACGAATATGAGTACCTAGGCGTTTTGTTCCGGTCTGAATTTCCTTCACCTTGAAACTTGATTCAGGCAATGTACCATTTTCTGTAACGTAACGTGCATTTCGATCGAAATCGTAAACCTGAGAGAATACCAGGTTCGGAAATGCAGGATCACCCTGTAGAGTATTCAGAATATCACGCACATGGATACGCTTGTTAGAAACCTGAGATACCACTCTATTCTGCTGCTGGGTAGTCAAATGGTCACCGCTGTAGTTGTCTGTCATTGATACGATATCTTTCAGACAGAAACCGTCAAACGAACCACTCTTGCGGGTTCTTCCTTCTGCGAACTCCTTGAACTTGTCAGAATCCAGCATCTCGTTCAGCTTCTCATCAAACTTGTTGATGACATCCATACCGATACCTTTAGCTTTCAAATTCTCGATTGTTTCACCAAGACCTTTTACTGTCTGAATCAATGTTTCGTTGTCTTTCGCAAGCTGTTTGAACTTATCATCGTCATAACCGTTCAGTTTCTCGTTCAGGCCTTTCAATCTTTTTTCCATATCTTCAGGTGAGAGAACACCTTCCATTGCCTTGTTGATAACATTACACATCATCTGTGCGATGTTGTTCATAAACGTAGCCTGTTCCTGAGGCAGGCCGTCAGTCTTAAGACCGAAATCTGCAACTGTAAATTTCTCCATCTTAAATTAAAATTTTAATTATTATTACTAAATACCTTATTCAAAGGACCGAAGAAAGAAGTGCTTTCAGCGGCTTTTTTCTTAACATCATCATCCTCTTGCGCCCCGACAGTTTTACCCTGAGTGTTATTCAACGGCTCAGACTTTCCGGAGAAGATGGTTTTATTGCTATCCTGTAACAAGGCGTTACTCCTATATACTCTTCCATAACATGACGGACAGCGGACGTATGCCATGAAGTTCTGTATTGATTTTTCTGTCAATTCAAGTCCTTCTAACTTGACAGAATCAATAAGCGCAACCACTTCCGAACGAACTTCAGGTTCCAGTTTGTCTATTTCCTGGCTGACGATACGGTCAGTAAGCCAGCTTGAATACATGGCTGCATTATCAAGTACCTGTTGAGTGAATGTGTGCTCGTGCTGTTCGTCATAATCGAACTGCTGACCGCAATGAGGACAGGTCACCACATTACCGCCATTGATGGCTTTAAGCAATAGATTAAGTTCCATATCATACTGTTTTAATCGTTCATCCGAATAATTAGTGTTTCTGAACGCCTTCCTTATGAATTCAACAGCATCCTTAACCTGTTCTTGCGTACCCGATTTCAAGTTTACAAGGAATGTCTGAGGGTTGCTTCCCCAACTGGTCAATGTCGAATACTCAAACATTTTCCATTCAAGAACTTTCTGAGGATCTACAGTATCACGTTTAATAGCTTTCACCCCGATAGAGTGTTCCAGTGTTCTGCCATTCTCTGCATACAGCTTATAGTCAGCTAACGTATCACGTCCAATCTGCTTCTCGAGGTTAATCTTACCAACCATAACGAGATTACCCTCCTTTTCTTCTCCACTGAGAGGAACGCCAAGTAGCTGGTCTGTACGGTGATTAAGGAACCATCTCATTCTACCGATGTTTTCTTTCAACGTCTTGTTGAACGAACCAGGCATGGAAATATCATTCTGAGAGTCTTTCACACCGATACCGTTCACTGCAACAGTGACAATACCCTTCTCATCCACATCATTCGCCTTCGTTCTGTACTGAAGGTTTTTGGTTTTCTCTTCCATTTTCAACTTCGCTTTTTGTGTTAAGACTAATTACTTTTTTTACACTCTCTCTTTCTTCGTCTGACATCTCGAACAAAGTCTTGTCAAACAGAGGTTCTTCGAATCTGCTTTCCTTAATTTGTGCCCGCCAGTCATTGATACTGATGAGTCCACTAAGGAACTGCTCCTTACATCTGGTATTAACCATTGTCTTGACTTCCTCAGCTTCCTTCAATCCCTGCTGCAGACAATCCACATCAGAAAAATCACAGTCAAGATAATAACCACCATCTTCAAGTCCGAGAAATGCAGTAAGCTGTTTACAAAACTTCTTGGCCATTGGAATGATAGTGGATGTATACACAGCTTTTTCAGCTGTAGCCTGATTGCTGAATGTTGATTGGTCCTTTCGAGGAACAAGTACTGAAGGAATGCCGTACGCTCCAGCTATCTGTATAGCGTCAGTCAATGTTTCCTCAAATGGTTGCAGCTCACTGATAGAGAGGTTTGTTCTTACAAATGACAGAGGAACGTCACTTAAACCATAAGGAAGTCTACGATTGTCAAGTCCGAATTTTCCGTAGTGGCTATTAAGAATTTCTTCTTTTTCTTCTTTTGTCATTGCGACAGTTCCAGCTTCATCCTTCTTATTGGATACAAGGAAACCCAAACCACCACGTTTTACATAAATCACGTTTCTCGCTTCATATACAGCAAGAAGGTTAGATATAGGTTTCAGATGAGCGGCCAACCTGCTCTTTGATTTCAGAAACCCGTTGATTGACATATATTCAGGTGATCCGTCACGGTCATGCCATATTTGATATGAAGGGATTTCCATTGTACTCACATATCCGTAATTCAGCCGGTAACAACGAATAATATCATCTTCAGATGCTATTCCGAAGATTGGACTATTAACACTTCTGTTAGGCTCTACATTAACGAAATCAGCAGGAAGTTCCCAGAAATTATCGCACCATTTCCATTTAGGCTGGTTCTTGAATGTTTCACCCATTGCGGCACGAAAGAAAGCATTTCCAGTACACAGCTTGTACACAAAATGGGAATATATCAGCTCGTTCCAAGACATAAGACAGTTGGGTTTCGTGAGAATCTGGTTCATTCTCTTGTTTTCCCATACAACACTATCGTCCTTTACCTTCTTTAATTGGAATCCGGAACCTGATATGCGTGAAGCTATGTAATCAATCGGAAAGAATACCTCAGGAACAGAACGAAACAGTTCCATGTAATTATGACCGCAAACCAGTGGGGATACGAATAACTCATGCACGTCACAACGGTCAATATAACCACTATCTTTTACACCCTCCTTTGGTGTTGATACAGTCTGTGGTTCACTGGCCATTTTCAGCCCAGCACATGCCGGAATAGTGTCCTGTTTTAACATTGTATATCCCATAGTTTATCCTTATATGACAAAGATAAATTATGGGTATATACGATGTTGATTTTGCAAAAATCTTGCATTTTTCCTGTTTGGTTAAAATGCAAATAAATCACTATGTATCAATATATTGTAAATTAAACCAAGCTTACCCTAATTTTATGATGTGATATGCCATACTGCACAAAAGAACTCTTAAACCATTGAATATTTATAAATACATACAAATAAAAGCAGACCGACAATCAGGCCTGCTTTCTTTTTTATAACCAAATTCTTTCTGAATAAAACATTTTAAGAAGTTTACGGCTATCAGAAATTCTGCTTTTCACAGTTCCCAATGGAATCCTTTTTATTTTTCCAATCTCATCATACGAATATCCTTTTGAATAAAGAATGACTTCATCACGTTTTATCCTCCCACATAATAGAATCTTATTTACTTCTTCAAGCATAATTTTAATGCTCACATCAACATCTGTAACATCAATTTCATCAATCGTTGCAATATCAATAAAACTTATAATTTTAGACCTATTATATTTAGTACAATAAAGGTTTTTCATTATCACATATCCCCATGAGCATATATCATGTTCTGGATTATACTTACCATAGTTCTCAAGCATTTTACATATCGTATCCATGACAATATCTTTTCTGTCATCTTCTATTCTAAAATAACGATAAGAGAACCTTAACAATAACGGATATAATGACACTATTTTAGAATAGTATTCAGATTTCTTCATATTTACCTCCTCTTATAACATGTAAATGGATATTATTTGCTACAGTTCTTCCGGAAGCTTCACATTGCTCCTTTGCATTATCCAGAAGTTTCTGGATTTTTGTATCGATTTCAAAATTCATCTCTATCTTTTTCATCATCACACTAAGTTGAGAGTACATTATTTCAAGTTCGTTTATACGTTGACTCAATACTTCAAATGATTGAGTTTTAGCAGCATTTCTACCCATAATCTATAATTCTAAAACGTATATAATATTCTATATAAATGCTTATTGACTTTATTCTTATAACTGCTTGACAGCCTTTTTCAAGTCAAATCCTTCCTGATATAACGCAATGATAAACCGTCTTCCTTTTTCAGTCCAAACCGTATATATACTTGTACCTGTAGAACCGTCAGAACGTGTATAAGTCTGTGTACGTGTTGCATGTAGTCCCCATGTGGAATACGGAGAATGCAAAAGCCATTGACCTGACTGGCGGTATATTACCCCTATCTCTTTGAGCTTTTTATGTAATTTCTCTGCATCCAGTCCTATCTGCTTGGCCACTTGTGTAGTAGTCAATGTATTTACCGATTGCAGACAGTCATCATAATACTTTACTTTAGGGGCTGACTGCTTTATTTCGTTGGTCAAGTAGTTGTTCTGCTGTTCAAGCATTGCTTTTTCTTGCCTTGTCTGTTCAAGACGCTTGTTTAAGACTTGCATAGCATAAGCTATCGCTTCATCATCATTGCTTACAGTGGTAACGCCGGTTTTTAGCAATTCCTTGATGCGGTCATTGCACCATATCGCAAGAGCAGGATTTAACCAACGGGCGAATTCTAAAGCAACATCTTCATGCATCCATGTGCCTTGCAGCTTTTTGTCGTTTCCCCCCCTTCGTAACTCTCACTAAATCAGCCGAAGTGACATTTCTCACTTCGGCAAGTGCGTTAATATAGTCTTGTGATTGTTGATATTTCAACCAATCAACAGGACGTTTCCCGAAAGACTTTGCCATTTCAGTTGCATTTACCATCACATTATCACCACTGATGAATGAAATTTGACTACCTTTGTAGTCGTAAACTACTGTTTTATTCATATAATTAAGTTGTTTATAGTGTGCGGTAGTGTCAGTACCGCACACATTGTTAATATTAAGATATTCTATTTAATTGCAAATCCCTATCAAGACTACAAAATTGTAGTCTTGCTGATTTACTGATAGTTAGAAAAGGTAACACCATATCGCAAAGGCTGGATTTAACCAACGGGCGAACTCTAAGGCTACATCTTCGTGCATCCAAGTACTACAATTATCACCATATACAGCTCTCACTAAACCAGTCGAGAGGATTTTCTTCACCTCGCTTAACCAACAGTAAATCAGCCAAACTATAATTTTGTAGTTTGGTGAGAGAATTACAATAATCTCTGAATGTTTTTTATCCTGTCTTGCAGTATTTGCATTGAGCGCATGAGGATATAATCATCGCTCTTTAACATAGCTTCTCGTTTATTAAACTCGTTGATAAAGCGTTCTTTGAACTCGCCAGCCTTTTCGCCCGTGTAGCCCATTACCAAGAAACTGAAACCGTCTTTGGTCATAGTGTACATCTTATAAGTTTGTCCGTTCTGAGGGTGAACATAGGGGGTCTGCTCAAAATTGAGCACCCTAAAACTTTCAGAGCATGAAAGGTTTTCAATGTCACGGCAAACTTTATTATGCTCTTTGCCGAACACTTGTGCCACAATTAAGCTTGTGGTAATATCCACACCTTTTTCATTCTCATACACCAACGTAGGCATAATTTCATTACCTTTGCCGTTGTAAACTACTGTTTTATTCATATAATTAAGTTGTTTATGGTGTGCGGTACTGGTACTACCGCACACGTTGTTAATACTAAGATATTCTATTTAAATACACCGCACGATTGACAGCTACTTTCGCATCATTCTGAAAATCACGTGTCCAGTCATTGTGCCCAAATTTACAGCCATAGTAAGTACGGTTTAGACGGTAATTGTAGGCTGCATTCTTCTTCTGAAACTCTGCCTGTCTTTCAGCCGCATTTTCCTCTGCCTTTACTTCTTCCTTGATGCGTTTCCATGATTCACGGAGAGCGTCAGCAAATGACATGAAAGAGTGTTTGTAGATGTACCATGCTCTTTTCATAACCTTTGATTTGTCGTACTTGCTTGTTGCCATAGTCTTTATACTTAATTGTTATCACTTATTATTTGATGATGCAAATATAAACCTATTTTCTTTATCAAACAAGAAAAAGAAAAGAAAAGGAGTTTATTTAATATATTTTAATAAACCTATTTTCTTTATCAAGCAAAACACTGTTATCTTTGCACAAAACAAAAGATTTATGGGTACAGACAATGAAATATTCAAACTAAGAATTAAGGATATTCTTTCAGATAAGAATATGACTTCTAAAGAACTTGCTGAAAAAATGGGGAAAGCTCCACAATATGTAAGTAATATAATAAATGGAGGGAAAGGAGCTTCTATTTCTACATTGATAGAGGTCGCAAAAGCTCTTGATGTTGAATTTAGAGATTTATTTGCTGCTACAAACGTTTCTCCTGATTCCGAAGTAAACGGCTACGTCAAAGTAAAAGGAAACATTTACGAAGTCCACTCGTTTGAGGATTTAAGAAAATTATTGGAGTTAGATGTTTAAGGAAACACAAAAGCCGGAAGCATAACGTTCCGGCTTTAACTTTCTCATACAATACAAAGTAACATTTTCGCTACAAAATATAATACTTAAAAAACGACAAGGCGTTTTGAGTAAAACGACAGGTCATTTTTTATAACGCATAGCGACAAATAAAAAGCCCTGCTCCATCAAAATGCGGAACAGGGCTTGATTGTCTTAATAAACGGTCTCGCCTCACGGCGGTACATTATCTTAGAATGTTGCTTCGGAAAGCTCTTTAGAAATTCTTTCCACTGCTACACGTATTTTGTCATACTGTTTTTGTCCGGCATTGGTTACTCCTGATGTATATTGACGCATCAAAGACGGATTGATACCAGCCAATTCTGCCACTTTCGTTACGTTCAGGAAAGAGAAATAATCAAAGAAAGACTGCATATCATATTTATATACAAATTCCAGTTCCGGAACTTCCTTACCTTCCTCAGCCTGTATTTCCTTTATTTCCTTATATGCTTCCAGCATATCCCCTTTTGCTGCTTCAGCAGTATCACCAAAGCCAGATAATCCGAAACCGGGCAAATCTTCCTCCACATAGCAAGAATAATGCCCGTCCTTTGCCTTTTCCATAATTGCCGTAACTTTCATACTTCCTCTTTTTTAGTAAAAGGGGTACGGCATTATGCCGCCCCCAATTGTCTCAACAAAAAACATCTTCCAACCATGAAGTGCAAAAAGGTTGGGGGATTATTCCCCCAAAAGAACCTTTCTTGCTTTACGTTCCATCCCGGTAGGTACTTCCTGTTTGCCGTGCCTTGACAAAGCAAACTTGTTTCCCGTCTTGGGACTGTACCAAATATCGTGGTTAGCCCCGTGCCTGAGAACGTAACAACCTGCTGCGGTCAATTCCGCAAAAAACTGATTGTACTTCATAATTTAAAAGACCGTTTATTTATTAAGACATTGCAAAGATAGCGTTTTTGCTATAATATTCCAAATGAAAACATAACATTTTTGCTATATTTTTATTTCTTATATTAACTAACATATGATTTTATCAATGTATACGCTATACCACTCAGCAAGGCACTGGCTCCACTTATATTGTCCTCATTGTAGTCAAGGACTTCTGTTATAAATGACATATACTCATCATTCTCCATGCCGGTTTCAGACAGAAGGAAATATGATTTGATGAAATCAGATGTAGCAGCTATTCTCTTATCCATATCCTGATATTCCTTCTTAATCCTTACCTCCGGAAGCGTATTTCTCAGTTCCCTTGCCATTTGGTAATATGCAGGTGACGATTCCACGATGTACGTTCCTGCATCATGTGAACATATAACAGACTTCATCTCTTCGAGTGATACAGTTTCACGCATTACGAGGTCAAGAACATGCCATTTTTCTCCACACCTTGCAACCTGACACATATAGAACTTTCCTCCAACATTCGGCATGATGTACACTATCTTCTGTGAATACTGATATTCGACTGAAGGATTGAAGAATCCGAACACGCTTCTGTCAGAATACATGTTGCGTTTACGACGGTTTGAGAACTGGGAATACTCCTCGTACATGATGTCGTGTACGACATATCTCAAAGTATCGGTAAGGTGTCCGTGTTCCTCATAGGATTGTTTCGTTACGCTGTCCTTTATCTTTGTCTTGAGAATTAAGCCATTAGCATCCTTCTGTACGCTCTGGTAGTCCTCGATTGATACCCTGCAACTATCGTCTATGCTTATGCTGAGGCCGGGCAATGATTTCTCAAAAACAGCATTGACAAACTCACCTGTCATGGATACGGACGGATTCTTGTTACCCACCTTATCCTCAACAATCCAGTTGTCTTTCTTCAACGTGTCAATAAACAGGTCCATGAATGAACGTTTCTCATCGTCGATAGTGTTGGCCGCTTTTGCTGAGGCATCACCATGAAGGTAGATTTTATCGTCATATCCTAACTCCTGCAGTCGCTTAGATACTAGTTTCGCGGCTCTTCTTGCGCTGTTGTTCGGGCTTTCAGCCGTGGTCTCGGCAATCTGGTACATATCCTTACCTTTGCTAAGGTCTGCCTGCCAGTAGCCGACAGATATGTACGGTAATACATTACTATCGACAGAAAGATGTATAGGTAATCCAGGGATATAATGATACTCACCGCTATTCTTGCCGACATTGAACGAGCCGAGGAACTCGTTACCAGTCTTGATTACTCCCCATTCCCCAAGTGCATACACGTTGTAGTAATCCGGATCATGAATACGGTCATGCTCGAAGTCCATAACACACTGTTCATCGTAATATCCATACGTTCCGTCAGGAGAACCCACAACCCAGAAGTTGTTCAGGTAAGTTGTCTGTATCACTACCATATTGGGAGGATACTCCTCTATTTCCTTTGTCACAGGGTTCACGATTGAACGCCCCTCGTTCATCTTCAATGACTTCACCTTTGTCAACTCTGCAGGTATTATCTGGCCGCCAATTTCTACAGACATGGGGACATCATGCAGTTTCTCGTTATCCAGCCAGTCCTTCTTTATCCAGTGAGTTTCACTGATAGGGTTAAAATCAGCAATAATCTGCTGTCCCTTCTTACCACGCAGACGCTTACGGATCTGCTTCAGGTCTGCATACTCAAACTCGGACAACTCCTCGAGCTGCACCCTCTTGTAGTTGCTGATACCCTTTATCTTTTCCGGATCGTCCAATCCAGAGAAATCTATCTTGGCTCCGTTATACAGACACTTAATTACATTCTGGTTGAACTTGAAGTATTGCGTGATTCCCAATAATGATGCTGCTACCTTGTAATCTTCATAGATGGTTTTGCGGATGGATGCTCCGACCTTTCTCATCACAAGCGTATTCTCACCGTCCTGCAATGTCTGTATAAGAATGCACTGTGCTACGCTGAAAGACTTACTAGACGATGAACCACCATACAGGATAATGAATCGCAGTGTAGCATCATTCAGATATTTCAGCAGGTAAAAGGCATTTGGATTGAGTTTCTTGTGATTTATAAGCATAAACGCACCATTTTTGTTCTATTTTTTAGATTTTTCGTATTGTCTTTTGTATAAACCCCGATATCTTTCTCACATAATTGTTCTATTTTTTAGAATTTATTCAGTCTCATCATCAAAGCCAATACGTATTTCATTGATATTTTCACCTTGTTTACCACTAAGGGATATCTGCTGGGGCGCATTCCATCCATTCATGCTTGCCAGAAGCTTCGCTGCCTCTACCTTACCGTTGAACTCATAACTTACCTTACCCTTGTCGTTGCTTATCTTCTTCATCGCATTTCTCACACTCTTAGGCATCTGACGGGGAGATTTCAGCTTTATCTTACCGGTTACAGGATCTACGAGATACAAATCGTTCGGGTCCATCATGACAATATCCATAAGAACCTTTTCAACCTTTTCACGGCTAACTTTCGATGCTTCAGCACGTTCAGACCTCAGTTCGTCTATCCTTGCTGCAACCTTGTTACTAGCCAACATCCTACTGGCATTGCTCCAAATCGTCTCTGGCTGCATCTTTGATGCGTCATAGGCCATCCTGTATGCTTCACTTGCATTACCGTCACAGTCAAGGTAATAATTGCAGAACTTTTCCTGTTTTTCAGTCAATTTCCTGTTATTCATAGGCTAATGATTATTTATACCGACGATGCAGATTACCTGTTTCCGGTCTTTCAGCAAATCGTAGGCTGCTGTTAATGTACTTCCAGTCGTGCAGATATCATCAAAGAGTATTATTCTCTGTTCCTTAATGGGCCGGAGAAGATAAAACTCAGGATTGATACGTGTCCTGTTGAGGCACTGCATTGCAGATTCATAGAATTTTATTTTCACCCCCTGGGCAATTTTTTGGCAAATGTCAGTGGCGAAATGGTACTCTGTGATGTGCCTGCGCTTCGGTGTGGTAATTATGCACCATTCATCGTCCGGCCGTATCAATGAAAGTATCAGTTCCGTAGCGGCTTCCGAAATGACTTCTGCACACTCACCCGAACTCTTGATTTCCTCAAATTGGATTCCATCCTTTGTCCTTGCAAACAGGGATATGTAATAAAACCCGCCCTTACGGTGGATTCTCACTTTGGGTTTCATGTCGCAGAACCTTTCGTATTTCCTCCAGCCGCGGGCGGGTTTGTCCCAGTCATCAATCCTTATCTTTCTACCTTTCCTCACAGCCAAAAACCTTTGCTATCCCTTTACTGACTGAGGTGTAATTCAAAGGTACTGAAAAAATACCTTCATCGACAGATTGTACAGGATTGTCGAATTCTCTCTTTTCGGAAACACACTGAATATCAACGCCATTGTATTTCCTTACTTCTTCCGCAAATTGAAGTATTGTACAAGATTCAGGATTGACAATGTTTACCAGCTTCTTGTCAGAACCTATCGCATATATCAACCCGTCCACCACATCATCTATGTAGGTGAAGCATCTGGTGTTCATTCCCCCATTATACAGACTGACCTTTTCCGAATTCATGAGAGCATAGAGAAGAGTCCCTTTCCGCTGGTCAGGTCCGTACACGTTATGAAGGCGTACACCAGTCGCATTCCTACAATAAATTGAAGCATAGACTTCATCAAAATGTTTGCTTACACCGTACATACTTGTCGTGTTGCATGGATTTGCGGTGGAAGAACTTGCATACACCAGTTTCACACCGAAGCGCGTACATCCGTCAGCTATCGCAACGAATGAATCAATGTTGTCACGAAGTATTTTTTCATGATCCGAATTGAAAACGCTGGTCTGTGCGGCAAGATGTATAACAGCATCGATTCCACCCCCGGCCAGAAGGCACGGAACGCCGGCAGCTTCAGTTCCACACACACGGTCGATACCGACCACTTCAACACCACGACTTCTCAGATTCTTGCAGAGGGCTTTACCTATAAAGCCTTCACTGCCGGTTACGACAATTTTCATCATCACAGCTTGTTTAGAATTTTACATAAAACATTCAGTATGTTACCCAGCAACATCACTATTATTATCAGGAGTGTGGTATCCTGCTCAACCTCACCGATGGAATAGAAGAACAGGACAGCCACAATCATCAATATTGCTCCTTTTGCCTGATAATGTTCCATCAGGACTTGATATTCAGTTCATACTCATATCTGCTGACTGTCTTGTATCCGGTAACAAGTACCCGTTCACCGGAATACAGGCCGGATATGGTGTTCTCAATCACATCAAGAGAAACACGTTCATCAAACTTCAGGAACACCCTTCCTGGAACTCCACCCGCGACGAATGAGACAAAATAATATGTTCCACGATTCAAGTAAAACACATATAGAATAAGAAATGAAACTACTGAAGACGCTAGATACACCCAATCAGAGGGTATATCAAAACCTCCCAAGATTATCAACGATGATAATACCATTGATACAATTGCCCACTCTAAAATATTAATGAGCAGGCCAACAACTTGTTTTTTCTTTGCTTTCATATTTCAGTCCTCCAATAAATCCAGTATTTGATAAAGCGCTGATTCAAGTGTAGCAACCCTATCCTCCATGTCGACCTTATAGTCTTCGAGTTCTCCATCTTCATAGAGTGTATTACATCCCTCATCTTTTGAAGAGGAATATTCGATAGATTTATGACATATTGAAGATATATTGTTTAATACTTCGTTTACAGATTTTCCACCTACAGTCACTTCAACTGTAGTGGAAATTTTTGTCTCAACCTTTTTCATAATTATCATTTTTTGTAATACTCAACAATCGTTTTATTCAATGCTTCGATGATAGCAAATGTTAGTGTAACCGGCATTTCACTTGTAACCATCTTCTTTATGTACACCTGACCGTCCCTGTATTCAAGGACAGTGTCAAGCTCAATTATTACACTATCTTCTTCCATAACTATTCATTTTGGTAATCATTCAATTTCTCCGAACGATTGGTTTCAATATGGTTTGCTATCTCATTCATGGCTTCATCCCAGGGAATCTCGCTAAGATATTTCAAGCAGGAATCCCAACCAGCTAAAAATCCCTCGCTAAACTCGTCTGCACAGCAATCTTCATCACAGTCATGTGCTATGTTCTCGCCGTCGCAAAATCGACAGTAAGCACGTTCTTCACAAGCATATTTCCCATTGCACTGGTAGTGCTGGTGAACGGCTTCTCTTAGCATTTTTTCTTTCTTATCCATATTTCAATCCTCCAAATCATCGAAATACTGTTCGTTCTCTTCCATGAAGTTATCCAATGCTTCATCGCAATAACTGCCTTCACAAGGCCCGTATGCTGGCTTTTCTATTTTTCCATTCGTCCACGGGCAAAATGGGCACAAATCTTCTCCTATGGACTTTTTCAACTCTTCTCTATTCATTGCTCAGCTCTCCAAAAAAGGTATCAAATCATCGAAGTATGCCCATTTCTCTACCTTTTTAAACTGTTCATACCAAATGGTGTTATCTCTCTTGTGGTAATATCCGCACCCATAGGAACCGTCATTAAGGATATACAGGCAGAACCTACGTTCCTGCGGTGTCTCTTTGGCATCGTGCCATGAAGCGTTTACTCTCCAATTTGCACCTTCAATGAAAGCCGGAATCGTGAGTTTATCAATACATTTCCTGACCTGTAAATCAGGCTCTTTTTTCCACTCATTGTCGCAATACCCTTCGGCTGCTTTTCTAATTTCAGCGTATGTCATATTCATTCCTCCGTATTAGGTATTAAGTCCTCTACGTATGCCCATCTTACTATATGGAAAATCTTAACAGTTGTTTTCCAATCGGAATTGTTTGGACCACAAAGAACTACTCTCTCATCTTTACAAATAGCAATCAACATTCCACTATGTTGCGGAGCTTTGTTTGCATCATGCCAAGCGCTATTGATACGCCATTTTGAACCTTCCATAAAGTCAACCATACAAACCTGCTCGTAACCTGTTCTCCAAAGTGGGCGACAAGCTTCATTGGCATATTCGGTTGCTGCCTTTTTAATATCCTCTTTTGTCATAATTTCTCATTTAAAAATTTTCCGTAAACCAATATTCATAGCACTTCTCTTAGCTTCTTCAGACGGATGCACATAAACGTTTAATGTAGTACTTACATCTGAATGACCAAGTATCACAGATGTTGTTTTAATGTCTACCTTGTTTTCGATCATGACAGTGGCAAAGGTGTGACGTAATCCATGGAATTTAATCACATGCCCAAGCTTGACCTTGTCAAGGATAAATGACCGATAATAATTTCTATATGTCCTTGGTTCAATAAAATTTTCAGAACACGTACATACATAATATTCCGGGTTACTTACAACACAAAACTTTTTCATCATTGGAATAATTTCTCTCATGATTGGAATACGCCGTTGTGATGAAGATGTTTTCGGAGTGCTAAATATTATTTCAGACATTTTTGTATCATGGTTATAAATACGCTCTATTGTCCTGTTTACTTGTATTGTCTTTGTGTCAAAATCTACATCTTTCCATTGCAAAGCACATATTTCCCCTATACGCATTCCTGTGCATATAGTCAATAATATACCTAGATTCCTTGGAGAGGGATTTTCAATAGCATAATTTACAATTTTACGATATTCTTCTTGTGTGTATCTTTCTACTTTATCAAAAGCTCTTTTTGAAGTTGTGGGGAAAACCATTCTCCAATGTATGTCTGGTATATCTTCATCCATTTCTTCAGAAGCATAACGCATTATCATTCTAAAAACTATCAGAATATCATTACAATATTTAGCCGACCTACCTTCATCTAACCAACGATAAATAATGGGTTGAACACATTTCTTGTTTAAATTCTTAATATCCATATTCCCAAATTCAGGTGATATTGTATTAGCATATATCATCTTATACGCGGAAATGGTTGATTTCTTTACTTGTCTAGTTTTCGATACAACCCAAAGGTTGTAAACCTCATTCAATTTCATTCTTTTACTATTTTATCATTTACACCAGCTTTAATAATCTCTGAAAATCCCAAAGAATCATCTGTTCTGTTCAGAAGAATGTACTTCTGCTTTACTTCATTTTCCAAGACATCGCCATGATACACATATCCCATTATTCCGCGAATACTGAGGTTGAACAGAAGAATTGGAATTGAGCGCGAAGAAAGTTCCCAGCACGTTACCATATTCTGCGATGGAAAATGCTCCCACGGAATTAAACGCCTACAACGCTGCCACCAGTCAGCTATAATCATCGAACCGTTTCCCGCGGTAGGTTCGTGAACATTACCTTTACCATCTGTCAGTTGTGAGCATATTACTCCCAACTCATTTGGTGTAAAGTCCTGCTTCTTCTGTTTTCGTTCGGAAAGTTCCCCTTCGTATATCTCCTGGAACCAGTCGTATGACAAGTCGTAGTCGTTAACTTTCAAAAAATCTTGGTATATTCGATTTCGCTCCTCAATATCACCAAATATTATTCGTTCTATCGCTTCTGGCATGTCTCTTATGTCTTCTATGCCAAGCAGATTAAATAATTCTTCTTTTTTCATTGATTACCCCTCCTTCTTTCAACTAATAATTCTAACCTCTTCTCGCACTCTGCACACTCGAGTTTCTTACGTTCCAGCTTTTCTCGGAACTTAACCAGTTCCTCGTCCGTATTCTCGTCAAAGAACAGATTATTTTGGCGATTGTACTCGATGTATTCACGCATCATTTTTTCAGCTTTCGACACCTTTGCCTTAGCGGAAATCAGTTTCCTAAGACAACTATCAAACATCAGTTCTCCAGAGCGTTTGTCATAAAAGGAAATACTTGAATACACACAATATCTTGGATATTTGCATTGTAACTTTGCAATCCTCCAACGGATAACCCAATCATATTTGAAATACATTTCCCTTGGCAAATCATACGTATATAGAATTACATAGTTCCCATTATCATCATGATATTGAATGGTAACATGAAACCAAGACTCGACTTTCAAGTCCCTTTCTGCCTTGGCCTCATACTTAGCCATCTCATAATAATCACTTAAATTTTCCTGTTTTCCCATATCATATCGTTGTTACACAATCAAAATCACTTCCATACATGATATGCGCTCCACGTTTCCGGAGTTCAGCTATCAGCTGATCATTGGTGTATCTGGCCAGCCGACCATGAAGTCTGTCCTGCTTTCTTCTTTCAGACGTGTGTCTGCTCTCACATAACCGGCACCTGCTGGTGTAATGGATGCCGGATTTCGTTTCATAGGCGTGGAATCTGCTCTCAGGAAGAATCCGGCCACACTCTATACATTCTTTCATGATGCAGCCCTCCTCATAATCTCATACATATTCTTTTCTACTATCCTGATAATCTGTTTATGGTAATCACTATCTTGGTTACATACACCACGAGATTGCACTATCTTGAATGTATTCAGATTTACCTCGATTGTTTCCAAGCGTTTTCCATTCTTCTTAGCGGATAACACAAGGCTTTCTTTTCTTGCATAATAGGCACAGTTATATACACAGTGGTGCATTGTTTTCCACTCTTGATAATACTGGGTAACGCTTTCCAAAGAGCTGATAACTATACCCTCATCCTTTATCTGTAGACCGAGGAATGGCTGTATCCTTTTCCAAAAAACAGCAATGTTTCGTTTCAGTTCCTTCTCTTTCTTCATGCGTTCAATCCTTTCACGTTCCATCCTTTCCCTTGCCTCTATCTTTCTCTTCTTCTCAAGTAGCTTATCATGTGCTTTCTTCAGGTTCTTCGGGCATACATAGTGAGCGTTATGGGTATCCAAATGGAAATAATCAAGTAGACGCAAATAATCGTCATACATCGAACCGTCCTTGATGATATATCCGTTACGATTGCATATATTGACCGCCCACGGATGGGAAAGACCTCCACGATACATGTATAACTCAAGCATACCATACTGTTTCGTCTTCAGTAGCATTTCCGCATACTTGCTTTCACCTAATAAAGCACGTATCAACATCCCAGGAGTAACACCATGAAACGAAGTACGTAATCCGTTCCTCCGAAGTATAGGGAGCAATTTTACTTTCGGATATACATAACCGTCTATGTCATACGAATGTGAATAATATATATTTCCGCTCTGCTTGATACTCATGTCTGTAGTGTGAACCCAACCTCTAGACCCCATGTTCATGGCTTTAGCTATAACAGTTTCTTTGTTATCAGCAGTTATCCACTGTTGGCATACCTCATCAATGAAATAATGAGTATCACAATTGTTCTTCCTCACATACCTGGCTGTGTAGAAGTGGCGAAGCACTTGAAAATCTCCTGATGTGGTAACTACTGTCAGATAGCTTACTGCATAATCCTTAGTCTTACGGCTTACTTTCACTTCCAATTTTTCTCCGCAATAAGGACAGTATATGTAACCTTCCTTCTGTCCGGTAGTGTCTACCCACATTCTTCCACATTCACTACACCACATTTCATCCTTACATTTGTAAGCGTTATGAAGAAAGCAATGCTTCTTTCCCCACTGTATCTGTGCCTCTGTAATAGCTGGCAGCTTACTGCTGAGTTCAACTACCAGCCTTTCACGTTTATTTCTCGGTTTCATGTTACATTTCATCAAGTAAGTCCATTATACTCTCTGCCTTAGTAGCCTGTTCCATTTTAGCAGATGTTTCCTCAGATACAGAAGCGACAGATACTTTACACTCCGGGACATTATCAGGAACTTTTATTTCAAGTTCATCAAAAAAATGTACAGCAAGACCAAAAACCTCATCACTTGTCATACACACCACATTACTACCTTCCTTTTTAGCTTCAGAAAGTATATAGTTAAAGCAGTCATCAATAGTTTTCCCACAATTATTATATTTCTCAGCAAATACAATATCTTCTTTTGCCTTTTTATCAAGATGATTCTTGATAAGCATCTTAGCATCACATTTGTTACTCATATCTTCAATATTTTTCTTAGTTTGACTTTTATAAAATAAGAATGCCACGACTATGCGTGGCATCCGGTTATACAAGATTATCGAACAGTCCAGGAATTCTGGGTTCCAAAGCTTCAAGCTCATCCCTGAAGAACTGTTCCTTTGTTCTTCCCATTTTCTTGCCCTTTCGGGTATGTACATCAAAAGTATACGGAGGAATCATTATCGGGCTTTTGCGGACATCCTCAATCCACCTCTCAACATCTATCAGATTTCTGTCATATATGAAGTTCTGCAGGTGGTCGGCATCCCTGCACTTTCGGCATTCACAAAGTAGTATTACTGCCTTGCTAACAAAGATTCTTCCCTTATCCTCAGCTCCTCCTTTACTCACAAGCTCATGTCCCTGCCATAAGGATTCAATCTCAGACGTAACCAATCCATAGCAATCTTCAGCAGAAATCGTATATAGACGCTTCCACACATAATCCTTATAACCACTGGTCCACAACTCGAGAGCAAAGTATCCGGCAACGGCAGTATCAGCCCTTCTTACAGCTTTCTGCATTGCTGAAGATGCTTCAAAAAAATCATATCCTCTAACGGTTCTAATAATCATAACAACTTGACTTTTATTGTTTTACATCAGTAAAGTTAAATCAGAATGACAAGTTTAGCAAACAGAAACTTCGCCATTTTTACGCCTTTTTTCAGTACCTAAACTTGCATGTTATATTGTACTGAACAAGCTGTTTTGTCTTATCTTTCCCGTTATTGGTTGAACCTTTTAAGTTGATACTGTCACCGAAATGTTTCTTGATTAACATGATGGATCGTTGTTCCTCAGCCTGATTACGGAATGCAGCAAGACCTCCTGAATTTACGAAAGTGGATTTCTGCTCAAAATTGTACCTCAGATCAGTAAGTATCTTTCTTTCCTTGTACTTCATGTAACAGGAAATCCAAAAATCTTCCTTGAGCCTCAGTTCCTCATTCCACCATGTATTCTTGTTGTAGAACACACCGTATGAGCATCCGGTAATCATTTTAGAAAGTGACAGAAAGCCGGTTTCATCATACATGACAGGAGATATGCGTGCAGTAAACCCGAACAGATGAACATCCAGCATCTCAGCAATTTCGGCAAGGTTGAATATGATACGAGTTATCTCGTTCTTATCTTTAATCCTTGATGGTTCGCCTTTCTCTACACAGATAGATTTGCAGGCGTGAACATCATCATCCAGCATGAACAGGTTCCTGAAATGCTTAGCCATCCAGTTACGTTTGGGGATAAGACCAACAACATCGTCAGGATGGGTGACTATCTCACAGTCTGGATTGAACTGGCGGTACAGGTCCGCCTGACTCTCTGCAACGCAGATTATAGGATCGTTCACAAGTTTTTTTGCAAAGACCCTGTCATGTCTCTTATGACTTGGTATTACGATTCTCAATTGCATGGCGTACATCCTTTATATCGACAACATTGCTCTTGCTAACTTTCCCGGTCTTGTAACTCTGCATGTGCTGCATGTCTAGTGCCTCACGCAGCCAGTTGCTATCCACCTCATTGGCAGACATGATGATAAATAGCTCATATTTCTCATCATACTTGGGAATTAATGGATAGACGGCGGTTTCATCCGTTATGGCTTCGAAACGCTCCTTGAATTCGTCCTTTTCAGGCTCCGGAGCAAACTCTATTCCCCAGTCCTGAAGCTCAGACTTATCCCAGTCGTTCATCATTACATCCATATCGTTCTCGCCGAATGATACGTTGTCCTTAGTCGCGTACTCACGCAACTTCTTCACAGGAGTATCAGGGCTCAGGACCTTACAAGGCAGCTCCTTGTATCCGAGTTCCTTGCAGGCCCTAAGTCGTAGATTTCCACACACTACTATGAATCTTTCTCCCAAAGGAAATACGATAAGTTCCCGAAGATTAAGCATCTCAGGACTATCCTCGATACTTTTCTTCATTGCATCATAACGGTAATCCCTGAAGAACCGAGGATTTTTCGGAAGGCCATCAAGCTGACCTTTATTGAAATCCAGCAGACTAATCTGGATTGTCTTAAAATCAAAATCTGTCATATACCAACTATTAATAAATCAACAACACATAATCAACATCACACGATAGCCGGTAACACACTTAGTCTGTACGATAGGAATTAAACTCCACCTTATCCTTCAATAGCTGTTCGATGTCGTTGCACCCTATCTTTTCGAGGTATGTAAGCGTAGCTATTATAACATCTGCGGCTTCTTCCTCGCGCTCACTCCAGGATGGGATATGATTGCTTCGCTCCTTACCTGCTTCAGCCAGTTCCCTCCATTCTGAGGATATGGCCAGTACAACAGCTTTAGGAGAAGTCGTTTCTGTCATTTTTTTTCGCTTTAACGCTATATCAAAACATCTTTTTGCAAGTCTGTTAAGTGTAATCATAATTCTAAGTTATTGTTATCGAACTACATTGATAATCACATAGGATTACTTTAAGGGGCATTTATTTTTTCCATAGCAATATTATGTAAAGAGAAAGCTGTCAGGCTTTCTCAAGTTCATCCAATTTGCTTTTCAAAGAAGTTTCCTTCTTCGAATATGAATCAAGGATTTTCTTGTTCATTTTCGAAAATTCATCCGGGTATTGCTCAGAGAATATCATGATCTGGCATCTCCTCATATAATCGTAGAAATTCACATCGTTACTTGTAAGATTCTCACGGATGAATTCACGATACCAGTGCATTCTCTCTGACTGGTTGTTCTTCACGTATTCAATCCAGCCTTTATCGTTAACATCATGCTTTTTTATTCCGATACTTTCAAGATATTCACTACTACATCCTCTAAGAACCATAACATCGAACACTACCCTTTCATTCAAGCTAAGTTCCGAGGATTTTGCCGGGTACGACTTCTTGTTTTGCGCCCATTCCCTCATTGTCTTGGCGGCATTTTCGACAGCAATCTCCTTATTCCGTTTCATCTGGGATTTGATTTTATCAATCTCGGCACTTCTAACATCTACAGCCGCACATGTACCCGTTGCTGTATGTTTTTTAACGTAATAGAACTTGACTGAATAATATGGCTTACCATATCCGTTATTGAACGATATGCATCTGTATATCTTATTTTCCGAAAGCATTTTGGTTATTCTTTCGTCATTTTCCTTGTAGAAACATTCAGAATCGAATACATTATGAGGATCAACAACAGCAAAACCAGCATTCTTAACCCTCTTGAGAAATTCATTGCTCTTTTTCTTCAACTCGTCATTCCAATATGGCTCTGGAGCAGAATATATGACAACTGACTTGCCAAAATCCAATGTTTCACCGTCTTTAACCAGAATGTCAGCTTGCTGCATTATCTTGTAGAATATATAATCGCTCTCTTTCTTCCTTAGACATTCAGGGTTCGTACATTTCTGCTCCTTGCCCTTCATCTCATAAAACAGACAGCTGTAATTAGCTGTGTTATTCACACAATCAGCACATTTTGGATATGAAGAACTGAAACCGTCTTCATTAAAGAACTGACATGAGGTTATTATACCGAATTTATTATCAACAAATCTCTTAATTTCATTGACAGAAGAACCTTTATGGTAATTTTTATAATACCCTTTCTGGTCCTTCTCGCTCAACTTGGAAAGAATCATTGCTCCGGACAGAGGAAGATCATCACTCTTAATGAGTTCCTTCAATTCAGGTATAAGAGCGTTCAACTTGATTCTGTCAAGGACGAATCGATTAGACTTCCCGAATTTCGCTGCGATATCATCAACACTCTTTCCGTTTTCGGCAAGCAGGGAAAATGCAAGAGCTTCCTCTACAGGATCTACATCCTGACGTTGCAGGTTCTCAGTAATCATGGCTTCGAATGCTTCATCATCACTCATGTCACGGATAATACATGGTATCTCATTATATCCATTAAGCCTTGAACCTATCTTTTTATACGCCCTGAAACGTCTCTCACCGCATACAATTTCATACTGAGGCTCTATGATGACAACTTCTGCGGTATCCTCATCAATCTCTTCATAGCCTTTACTTTTCAATCTTACAGTAATCGGCTGTAAAAGCCCCTGTTTTTCTATGTTTTTTGCCAGTTCCTCTATTGCTGACTCATCGAATGTTTTACGAGGATTTCTCGGTGATGGACATATCTGCGTCACCGGAATATTCATTACTTCAATCATAAATGTTTGACTTTTATTATTTTACATCAGTAAAATTAAATTAATAATTCAAGTTAAGCAAACAGAAACTTCACCATTTTACAGCCTTTTAATGATTGAGAAAAAATGCCTTTTTGCTGTTTCTTCGAATACTTCTAAGTCTGTATATTTGACTCGGACGAGGCAATGACCATTAACAGTAAGATGCACGTGCTTCCATCCGAATTTTTCGCAGATGTATTCCTTCCTTAGCATACCTTTCTTGTTGAATTTTATCTCAAACTCTTTTGCCAGCAAGTTTTTGTTCATATTCCTCAAGCTGTTTCTTTTGTTTTTCCAGACTTCTCTTCTTCATGAAGTGTAATACTTCATTTGACCTGCGAAGTGCTTCCTGAGCGTCTGTATTGCCTTGTGAAGCCAATTCTTTCAGTTGATTACGGTAATCATCGTAGAATAGACCTGTATTTTCTTCTCCGATATGTTCTTTATACTCATTGTAGGATGCAATATCAGCTTTGGCACATCGTTCCTGATTGTACTGCTTCAGCCAGTTCATAATTACGGAGCCGTCCAGCCTGTTGTATATCTCTCCATAGCGACCTTTCATCGCGTTTCGGAAACACAGCTTCAAATCGTCAATCTTGAAGTACGGATATTCCTCAATGATAAGGTCTGTAGTCGTAGCAACCTGTGAGCCGTTCATCGTGTTAGAAGAATTGAAGAAATCTACAATCTCTGAAATCAGAATGACCACAACTGCACGTGCTTGGTTTTCTCCAAGTTCTTTGGCGATCATACCTAACGCCGGTTCAGATGAGGCAAAGACATCATCAACACTCTTAGGTCTCAGTGCCTGCAAGTATTGCTGCGGCGAGGTCTGTAAGACGGCTAACTGATTCTTTTCTGCCGCTTGCAGTATTGCTATTTCGTTTTTCGTCATAATTACCCTCCAGAATTTTTGTAAAGTTTGCAGCCTTGAATATCCAGTCGAAATCACACTTCCAGTTTCTGTCATTACCCCCTAACAGGAAAGAGCTTGCAGCTACTTTCTTCAATACGATGAACACAGTTTCTTTATTGTACTGGGCTATTCTGGCTTTGACAGCCTTTCGTCTTGCTTCGGTCATGCTCACTACCATTGACAATTTACCACGAAATGTTGTATTAAAGTATTCCTGCAGTTTGACAAAATCAACATGTTCAACCTGTGGATGAGGCTGCGAAGAAAGTTCGGCTTTCTTTGAATCTCCTTCAGGAGATATTTCTTTCTTTTTTTCTTTACTTTTCTTTACTTTACTCTTCTTTACTTTACTTTGTGTACTCCTGACATCAGTAACTTTGTTTTTGACATCCGAAACATTGTTTCTGACATCCGAAACCATGTATTCTTCAATGTATTCAATGCTTTCTCTTTTATAGACTGCGGATTTAAATCTCTTCTGAATACCATACGAGGTAAGTACCTGATATTTGTTATATATGTTCTGGTCGAAAAAATCGACTTGCAGAGCCTTATATATGACTTCCTTTACTGCGCCCTCGGAAACCCCAACAGTGTCAGCAATAACAAAAGGCAAATCTTCATCCCACAAGATGTAATACCCATTATCTTTATAGATATTACACAGCAGGCAGATTAGTATGGAAGTAGCCTGCGAACCGCAGGCTCTTGCAATCTTTCTGATTTTTATATCTGAGAAAAAATCAACATCGAAAGGGAAGTAATCAATTCCCTGTTTGACTGGTCTGGCCATAAGTACCTCCTACTTTCAGAACTCAATCGGAGTTACCTCATATTCGATACGTGGTTCCTTCTTGTCGATGAACTTCTGAATGTCTATTTGAACACAATATCTGTCATTATCAATCGTCTTGGTCTGCTGCAGGCAATCAAGAAGAATCTTAAGAGAATTGTCCAGGTCCGGTCGGTTACTTGAATAATATATCTTTGCTTTCAGCTTGAAATATCCCTTGACCATCCTACCACGTTCCGGACACTGGATATAGAAATTCTTTTCATATTCAGTAAGAACCTTCTGTTTGGCCAGCTTTGCATGACCGCCGACATTAACTATCTTATAACAGTTACTCTTACTTGGTATCTGTCCTCTTATCACATACATAAGCTATAGTATTACATTGGTTAATTGTTTTCCGTTTGTCTTAATCATCCACTCACCTTTCTTTGGCTGCTCGACTCTAAGTTCTTCAACTTTGCCGAATGTCTTTAAGTTACCGCACAGGTCAATAACCCATCCCTCTTTCCCTGGATATGGTCTGATTACACGTCCTATCATCTGATAATAGAGCGACAAGGACATTGTAGGACGGCAAAGAACAATCGTGTCAAGTTCAGGATAGTCAAATCCGGTAGTAAGTACACCACAATTGGCAACAACTTTTATCTTACCTGCCTTGAAGTCGGATAATATTTTCTCACGTTCTTTTTTAGGCGTTGTTCCACTTACGACTGCACTATCCGGGATTTCATGCGTCAGCATTTCAGCTTCCTTCACAAACCTTGTGAATACAAGTATTCCACGCCTTGGTATTCCGCTTTTCGGCCTCAGAAGCCTTCTTACCATACTGATTAGATAACCATAAAGATCAACCCTTTCAAACTCTTTTGAAAGACTCTTATCGTCAAAGTCAGCACCGGTAGAATTTCTACTGACATTCACAAGCTCTATCTTTGTCAAGTCGTAATATTTCAACTTGGTAAGAAATCCCCTGGCAAGCAAATCACTGACCTGACAATAGTAGATTACGTCACTGAAAACCCTCGGCCGTGTACGTGTAAGAAACTTCAGCATGGCTCCATTCATCGTATTGCACAATCTGTACGGAGTAGCCGTAAGACCTATAACACGCCTTTCCGCATCAGCGAAGAAGTCAGCATACATACCCTCCTTGGCATTTACCAAGTGACATTCATCAATAAGCACATATTTGAAATGCCTGAAATCAGACATATGATTGTATACGCTACCGATCGTTGCGAATGTTATCCTGTTTATGTCTTTTCTTCCAACAGAAGCAGAATAGCACCCAGCATCAATAATACCGTATGTCTGGAGCTTTGCAAAGTTCTGTTCCAAAATTTCCTTATTAGGCTGAAAAACCAGTAAAGGTTCATTGAGTCTTGCTGCGATGTCAGCAATGATGAGGCTTTTCCCTGCACCAGTAGGCAATATCATAAGATAATTCTTACCTCCTTTCAGCCGGTAATGAGCTATTGCGGCGTTACTGGCATTCTGCTGATAATCTCTTAATTGAAATTTCATATACTGATTATTCCTTTATGGACTTTTTCATGGCAGGAAGCGCACAATGTAACAAGGCAATCAAGATGCTCAAGTTCTTTTCCAACGATTGAAATTCCGTTCACCTTATATGTTTTGTGGTGCACTTCCAAAGGATAGCGTGCACCGCAAATCCTGCATTTATGTCCATCCCTTAACCTGACATTCCTTGCAACCTTTTCCCAATATGGATTGTTAAGAGAATGCACATAATCGGACTTGCGGCCACGCTTATGCTGTAATCTACTCATCTCCTACAGCTTCGTTGAATTCTTCTTCTCCCATGACATCACTTTCATCATCAGGAATCAAGTCGTGTTCCTTATCAAACTCTTCATCTGAAGGTTTTTCAGGAGCAGGAAAATCCAAGCCAAACAGTTCCATCATTGCAACTCTGTTTTTATCCTCTTGTGCCCATAATGATGATTTGTCATAGGAAGGAATTTTATCAGCTTTTGCAAGTACAACCTCACCGTTGAGAATGGAATAATACAGGAAATATCCATTCAAGGCTATACGGAATGTCTTGGTAGCAGGCAGCTGCTTTTCCTCTGTACCTTCCTGAACTTTGGCGGCATAGTCCTTAATCTGCTTACTCAGTGAATTTAGTCTTTCCTCTGCATCCGTCTTGATACGTTTGGCTTCCTCCTTAGCGTTCAACAAAGCATTCTCAGCTTCAGGAAGCTCCTGCTATACCAACTTGCAGTATTTCCCACGAAGGTCCGATTTCTCCACGTCATCCATGTAACGAAGCGTTCTCTCATTTTCAGGAAACAACGCATTGAAGTGCTCATTAACAGCCTTCAGAATGTCTTTTTCACTTTCTGCTTTCTCAAATTGCAGCTTCAGAGGAAATTGTTCCCGAACTGCTTCCGGAAGAACGAATTTCAATTCTGCCGGTTCGTAATCTTTAATTATTGCCATATTAATATTTGTTTTCGTACTCGGCTGCAAATGCCGAATAATATTGGTCTGTCGGTAATGGTAGCTGTATTCCGTATTCTGTCATTATATCAGCCTTTACAGCATCCAGGAAATGTGACATTTCCATTGTACTCAACCCCTTAGTACCTCGTGCAAGTTCCGTTCTCTCACCTTTCGGCGTTATGACCATTTTTGTCAGGAACTTCTTGCAGTACAGGTCATGTATTGTTTCCACTCCTTCCTTTGTACTCCAGTATGCTTCACCGGTGAACTCACGCAAGGCACATCCCACACACCTGAACCACATCCACATCAGTGCGTTCTGATCGAGTGTTCTGGGCTTGGTCTTTCTCTTGATGGTTAGAGTGTATTCACCATTACGGAGAAGGCTCAACATGAAGTTGAAATCCTTGTCCATGGTAGCCTTCCCGTCTTTCTTTATAATTGTAGCCTCCATGATTATCTATATGGTGGTGGGAAAGGTAAATCATCAGCACCTGAAGTTGGAGGGAACTGCTGCGGCTGGTTGTACTGCTGATACTGCTGATAAGTTTGTGGTGCAGGCTGTTGAGGCTGTTGCTGTTTTACCACGAGCATTTCCATATTATCAGCAAAAATCTCAGTCCGATATCGCTTTACCTTGTTATTGTCCTCGTAACTACGTGTTCTGATTTTTCCCTCAACGTAAATCTTGTCACCCTTATGCAGATATTTTTCAGCAACTTCCGCAAGACCTTTCCACATGACTATGTTATGCCATTCAGTCCTGTCTGGAACCTGAGTACCATTCTGCAATGTATACCCCTTTTCCGTCGTTGCCAGTGTGAACTGGCAGACCTTGGAGCCGCCATCGAGTGTTCTCACCTCCGGATCTTTTCCGAGATTTCCGATTAGTTGTACTTTGTTAAGCATTTATTCCTCCTTTCTTAATGTAATTCTTATAGATGCTGCTGTTTCGGTTTCCTTGATGTATTGTTTATACAATTCAGGATGATCCGATTGAAACCTCTTAGTGTCGAACGACTTCTTTATTCCGGCTGGTGTTATGGTAGCCTTCAATATCCCTGTGTCCCACGACTTGACATCGTGTTCAACCATTGCACGTTTCAACGAATCTTTGAAACCATCAATGAACGGCTGTATTCTCTCAACTTCCGCTACAGCTTCAAGATATTTGTTAATTACATCCTTTGGCAATAGCTGTACTTCATCTTTCTTGTGTTCAATTGCGGTTTCGGTCTCAAGGTAACTTATACCCTCAACCTCACACTGCATGAGCTTCTTCACCTCATCGTCAGATTTTCTTTTCAGAGGGATAAGCTCATACTTCTCGTTGTACAGCCATACTCCATAGAGGCAATCAACTTTAAGGCCGGGATTCTGTAATTCGAAAAGATAAGCATAGATAGACAACTGCCACTCGAGATAATCTATATCTGCCTTATATGTCGTTTTGATGTCAGCAAGAGCTATCTTACCATCCTTTTCCCAAACGCAGTCAATATTGGATGCAAAATGCTCTTCATCAGATACGGTATATTCATTTTCCAGCGCTGTATAACCAGCACCAATCCGTATCATAAGGTAATTTATTGCCTCCTGACATTCAGGCTCGAATCCTGTTACGTCAGCAAACTGGCATTCATGATGAACCTTTGTACCTCTCTCTGCTGCACGTTCAAGTATATACTGAGGTACTTCCTTATACTTATCCGGAAATAATTGTCTTTTAATCATTCCAGTTATTCCCGACAGTTGCTTTTCTCCCAGGAAATAAGTGTGGCTCTCTTCATTGAAAACCACACTTGACTTAACCAATTCTATCATTTTGGAAACTTTTTACAAATCATTTGAATCTCATTCTTAAACTCAAGGTTATTCTGCATGGCAGCATGTTTTTTCCATACAGCATTGACTTCAGCTCGACTTCTACATGCGCGGACTTCATTAATAGCTTCCTGAAGCTGTTTCCCAGAAAAGACACTTGAATTTTGCTGAGGCTGTTCCGACTTTGACTTTTGCTGCTCCTTAGGGAACTGGTATCTTATCACACCGTTGTTGTCTACAATGATACACTTGCTCACCTCTCTGTTCTCATCATATTCAATCTCACTTACAGAGAACTTGGTGTATGTAGAACACTTTCCTGATTGACTTTTGAATATCTCATTGGATTCAAGTTTAACCCAGATGAAAGGAGCAGAATAAAGTTCGCGACCAATCCCCCAGTTGAATCCGGCACGCTTGAAAGCATCCGAAGCCTGCCCCTTTTCCTTTTCGGTATTGGATTCTGTTCCGACATCCTGTTTGCTCACCCATTCCTTTTTCCGCTCATCGTAGATGGATATGGTGCAGAACAGATTCCCGTTCACAACCTCGTGATCTCTCTTCCAGTTCATTGGACCGAAAACTTCATCAAGCAGCCTCATGTCTACTCGGGCATCCTTGTACAGTAATAATGTACATCCTTTCTCGTTGATAGTACCGATGCGGCATTCAATCTCGTTTGCCTTCAGGGTTCTAATGTTAACGACTCGTTCGAAAAGTGTCTGCTGCACTTCCTCTTTTTTAGCTTCCTGATTTTCTTCTACAGGAGCTTCTGTCTTAGCTTTTCTTTCAGCCATATTTTCAATATTAATAGTTTGACTTTTAGTTCATTACATCAGTAAAGTTAAATCAGATTGTCAAGTTTTGCAATCCGAAACTTCGCCATTTTTACGCCTTAACCTTTGTTTTCAAAAGTGATAAAAAAAGCCCCGAAGCATATTCCTCGGGGCACATCACACATACCAATCCTTTCCGATTTCGCATTACCTTTCAGATAGAGTCAACGGCTAACCGATGCCGTGCGGGGAAAACCTGCGCTATCTTCGCTCTACTTTCGGAATTATAGCGGATTTCTCTCAAAGAGGTTGTGGTATCGGCAGGATTCGAACCTGCATGAGCTTTCTGCTTTGAGTAACCCTTCCGGCTGGGTAAAGCTCCAGTACTCGTCGTGCGTCTACCAGTTCCGCCACGATACCAATTTGAAAGCAACCTGACGGCTTTCACAAGTGGTCAGGTATATTACACACTCTTCACACAAGAAACAAAGCGGATGCTACGGGACTTGAACCCGTGATCTTCCTGCAATGCAGGATGTTCTTCCCCTGAACTAAGCACCCAGTAAAATGCAGACGACTTTCACAAGTGGTCTGCACTAATCACTAATCAATTTAAAAAACTAACTAAGTAAACCTAACCTTCACAGGTTAATAGCTTCCATTCCGGTAAGCTCACCCGGACATGTCCTCGCTCGGACACGGAAGGCTATCTTCATGGAATCCAATTAAAAGTATGAACACACAAAAAAGTATATCACTTTTTCTTTCTCTTCCTCCTATGGTTAGCACAATGCCTCAATACATCACCACCGTTGCAGAACCATTTACCGTTCTGCCGTGCAGTAGGTTTATCGGCACGAATATCTCCACGACCAACAAGTGTTTCAAGTTTCCTTTCACTACCTACAATACGGGCTGCCTGAGTCTTGCTTAGCGGAATTTCTTCCATCGCCAGTAATATATTCTCGAGCAACACATCTGAACTGACCACTATCATAAGTCTGCCATTAAGAGTATACACCATATTATTAACTAACTCGAGTTACAACTATAACGCCAGACTGCATATCGGTCTTGATGCTCCATCGAAAGCCCTTAACCCTTTCTTCTGCGAGTCTGTTATATATCGTATTCTCCACAGACCGTTTCTGAGACAGAGGAAATCTTTCCTGTCCGGAAACAGGCATATTCCTGAGCGTTTCAACTATCCTCTTTTGATTGCACCTTCAAACACAGCTTAAACTTTGAATTTGACCAT